GGCAGCACAACGGCGGCCCAGTCGAAGGCGTCACCCTTGGTCTGGACATCGCGCAGGCTGCTCACGCGCGGGGCGTTGGCGGCAGCGGTCTGCTCGAACTGGGCCTGGAGCGCAGCTTGGCGCTCCATCTCCGCAGTGTTGCCGGCGCGCTCGGCGGCGAACCGGCGGGCGGCAGCAGCGTTGGCTTCGCCCTGAGCGATGGCCTGCTCGAGGCCTTTGGCGGCCTCGGAGCGAGGGGCGAACGCTTGATCGATGACTTCGGGGGTGGGGGCCTGATCGAAAGTCAGGCCGGTACGCAGCGGAGAGGTGGCCATCACCGGATCCTATGAAAACGGATCTGGTGATTATACCGGCAGGATCCTCAGCTGGTTATGGGGTACGTACTGGCTGGGCTTCCGGCCCGGGCTGAAGCCGTCCACGCTGGCACCTTTGTCGTTGGTATACCCCAGGCACCAGTTCATCCGGTTGAGCGGGACGGTCATCCGGGCGTCGGTGAACTTCTTCGTGAACACCGTCGGCGTGGGGCAGATCACCGCGAACGTCCCCGGTTCATAGCCATTCACGGGATCCAGGTCCACTTGGATGTCGCGCACGGACAGGCTTGTACCGGCGTCGCTGCGCAGGAAGTTGTTCAGCTCCCCGTTGGTGCCGCCGTAGGTTCGGCTTTGCGGGGACTTGCTGTTGTCGATCCAGTCCGACTCGGCGACCGCGAGCCCGCGGGTGAACTGCTTCTTGTAAAACCCGTGGACCACCAGCTTGGTTGCGGACACGTCGGAGGCCACACCGCTGTAGATCGCATAGAGCGAGGAGGTCTGCGAATGAGCATTGACGGTGCAGTCCAGGAACTGGATGCCGGGACAGCGGACATACGCCTGCAGCAGCCCTTCGCCGTTGGACCGACCCGTGTCGCCGTGGGTGAGGGCGTACCTGCAGTTCACCGCCCCGTATGCGTTGTGGTGCATCGTGGACTTCGGATCGATCGTGTCGCACCCATAGGTCAGGAAGCCCGTCGTGGTGTCCTGAGCGCTGGTGCATCGCACCTGCCGATAAAGCCTGCACCCGCCCACCCAGATCCGTGCCGCGCCATAGGCGGCCACGCCATAATGTCCGCCAGAGATGTCGCATTCCGCCACGATGCAGATGGAGACGGGGGCCGTGATGACCGCAGTAGCGTTGCGGGCGAGCCAGGCCTCGCGCGCGCTGGACTGCGGGGCGAACGAGCGCCCCGCCTCGAAGGTGATGGCCTCACCGTCCTGCGTGTTCATGTGAATCTGCGTGCGCAGCACATGCACGTTGCAGCTCCCCGCTTCGGGGAAGGCAGGTTTTTTGATCGCCGCATAGGCGGCAGCAGCGGTGCTCAGCGAGCTTGCAGGGTACGCAGCCGGGGCTGAGCGAGCGATGGCGGTCGTCCCGCGAACATAAATCGCCCGCCCCACTTTGACGCCAAGGATCTTGCACTCATCGATGAGCACGTGTCGACCATCCACGGCGTAGATGACGGCGGCCTGCGAGCTGTGCTGGTTGTGGATGAGGAAGGTTGCGCCGAGGATGAAGGTCATCTTGTCCTCGGCGCGCTTCGCCTCGTTGCGCAGTAGCAGGCCTGCGCGCTGGGTCGAGCTGCTCACGATGAACGTCCCGCCCAGGATCCCCGGGTGGTCCTGCAGCGTGACCTGGTCGTCAATCGTGACGGTCATGCCGGTCATGTCGAGGACCGAGGAGGTCGCTGCCGTCTGATTCAGCAGGTTGCGCAGCTCTGCGATGGTCACAGTGCCGCCGGGGGCTCGCCCCAGCAGTGAGGCTGCGGACTTCGCGTTCTGCACGAATTGGTGATTGCGGAGCTGCGCGGCGAACTCCGCGGCCTTCACGTCAGCGGTCATCCATTACCTCCGGGTCTGTGCGACCAGTGCAGCCAGGTCGCCGTTGATCTTGTCGCCGTCGAAGAGCAGGTTGCCGGCCATGTGCGGGCGGCCCATCGAGTCGACCATGACCTGGTGCTGACGCAGCGGGCTCACGTTGGACAGCGCGTAGTCGGCGATGCTGGCGTCGCCGTGGATCACGTCGCCAAGGCTGTAGCCGTTCTTCGAGCCGACGATGGGCGAGTAGGTGCTCGACTGAGTCCGGGCGCCGGCGTTCTGCCGCTGCATCAGGTCGAACATGTTCCGGGCCTGGGCCAGGTTCTGCAGGCGCTCCTGCGGCGTCATGTTGGTGAAGGACTTGCCATCCACCTTCAGGTTCGACTGGCCGAGGAACTGGCGGAAGGCCTGGGCCTGCTTGGCGTCCGCCTTGCCGTCGGCGCCGATGAACATGCCGTCCACAGCCTTGTCGAACTGACCAGCCTGCTTGTCAGCCCGCTCTTGAGCCATCGAGCTGCGCTTGATGTCCAGCGCTTGCTTCTTCAGGTCGTCGTCCATGAGGGCCTTCATCATGGTCGACCCGAGCTGACCCGCGTTGACAGCTTGGCGGAGCCGCGACTGGACGGCGTTCTCGTTCTGCTCGGCAGCACGCAGCTGGGCGGAGACATCAGCGGCCTGGGCCATCTGATCCTGCCCGCGGTTCTGCGTCAGGTTCCGTTGGTTCTCCAGTAGCAGGCCAGCTCGCTGCGCGTCCAGGCTCGCGCCGTGGCGTGCCCACCAGTCAGTGCCGCGCTCGTGCCGCATGCGGTCGAAGATCGCGTTGATGTTCTCCGTCTGATCTTTCGGCGCTCGCAGCCGCGACGGCGCGACGTTGGTGAAGCTGTTCAGCTTCCCATCAGCGCGAGTGCTGGTGCCGAAGATGTCAGGCCCGCCATAGCCGTAGTTGCCGAGGTTCGTGTAGCCCGGCGGCGTTGCCACGGGTGCGGCTGCGGGGGCAGCGGGAACGGGATCGGCGGCGGGAACGGCGGCGGGACTGGCAGATGCACGGGGGGCCTCAGCTGGAGCGGCAGGGGTGGAAGGCGCGGGCTGGCGAGCGGCCTCGAATTGCTCGCGGTGGGTCGCGCGATTGAACCCGTCGCTGAAGCTTTCGCCGCCGAGCATCGAGCTGATACCTTGCCCGAGACGCGTGGCGTACCCGCCAGTGAGATTATCCCCTATTCCGCTCAGCACGCGGAGAGCGCTTCCCCCAATTGCGTTCATGTCGTCCATGGACTCATTGAACGCTTTGGCGTAGCCGGACTCCTGATCGCGCAGCTCCTGGGCACCCGCTTGCGCGCCGGCGGCGGCCACGGTCAGACCGGTGGGGATCGCGTTGAAGGGTTTGTTGATCGCCCCGCGCGCGGCTGCGGGCGCATTGCGCAGGGCCGAGCCCGCGCGCTGCAGAACGTTCGGAGCCTTCGGCTGAGGCGTGGCAGGAGCTGCCGGGGCGGCCGCCTGCGGGGGGCGATACTGCGGGTTCGCCTGGCCCGAGCCGACCGGCTTGTCGCCCAGCTCTGCACGCACGCGGTCCATGGCCATCTGCCGGCGCTCGGCCGGGTTGTAGGCGGCGCGCTCGAACTGATCCTTCAGCTGTGCGCCCGTCTCGGTGGCAGTCTGTTGCACCGTGGCAGCGTGCTTGCGCAGCGCGTCCGGGTTCAGGTTCGTGCGGGCGAAGTCAACAGCTTGGCCGCCGACCTGCTTACCATACTCCAACCCCTGCCGACCGTAGTCTACAGCCTGCTTCTGCAGCCCGGGCCATTGCGCTTTGGCGTAGTCGACCGCCTGACCGCCGTACTGCTTGGCGGCATCGACGCCCTGCTGCACATACGGCTGTGCTGCGGCGACGCCCTTCTGCACATACGGCTCGGCTGCGGCGTATGCCCGCTGCCCCAGATCCTGCGCGCCGGCCAGGGCTCGCTGACCCAGAACCTTGCCTTTCTCCAGCCAGTCAGGGGAACCGCCGTCAGCGAGATGGTCAGCGGTTCCGTGCTGCTTTCGCAGGGCGGACTCCTTGCGGTCGTCCTTGAAGTCGTGCGTGTGCAGACGCAGCTGGTCCAGCACGTCGCGCCCGATGGCGTCGGCGGTGTCCGCCGGCAGCACGTACTCCTCGTCGCTCAGCATGACGGGGCCGACCTTGTCGTCGGTGCGCCCACCCTTGCCAGTGACGCGCCCGCCATCAGCGAAGCGGAAGCCCGCCGGAGCCGGGCGGCTCGGCTGCTCCTCTTCCTCCTGCTGCTGCGGCTGCGGATACTGCGGCTGCTGAGGCGCCTGACCATTCGACATCGCATCGACAGCGTTGTCGATCTGGCGCGGCCGACCAGCCATGGCTTCACCCGCGTTGCGAGCAGCACCTGTGCCCAGCCAGCTCAGCGACGGCATCCACCAGGGCTTCTCCTCGCGCAGAGGGCTGCCCACCGTGCCGCCATCAGCGAAGCGGAAGTCCGCCGGCACCTTGCGTTGGTCCTCCTCGCGCTCCTCGCGCTCGGCGGGGGCAGGCTGCGACGCCTGCTCGACGGCCGCGTCCACGCGGTCGCTGCGCCGGTACAGTTCCTCGCCGGCTTTGCGCGCCTGACCGGTGCCCAGCTTCGGCAGCTGGGCCTCCTGGAACTGGCGCAGACGGGACTTCAGCTCGAAGTCCTTCTTGGTGTCGCTCATACCTTGCCCTTGTCGTAGTTGAAGTTGTGGCTCTCGGAATAGCTGCTGCTGTTCGACACCGAGCCAGAACCGGAAATGGAACCGCTGCCAGAGAGCGACGCCGCCACGTGGACGCCTGCCATGGCACCCGCCGCCAGCGTCGAGGAGATCTGCCCTGCAGCCTTCAGCGAGTCAGAGATGATGCCCGCCCGCTTGATGGCTGCCTCCATGTTGGCGCTGTAGGCCTGAATCTGTGCCTGGGAGTATGCCACAGCAGCCCGGATCTCGGCCTCCTTGGCGGCAATCTCAGCCTGCGCCTTCTGCCCCTCGGCAGCCGCCACCGCGCTGAAGCGCTGCGTGTCGGCGGTGTAGGCGCTGGCGTTCGTCTGGATGACGCCGAGCTGCGCCTGCAGGCGGGTCTTCTCCGCCTCCAGGTTGCTCTGGTAGAGGCTCAGCAGGTTCTGGTTCTTCTTCAGCAGCGCGTCGATCTGCTTCATGCCCAGCTCGGCATTGGCCGACTTGCCCTGGATCAGCGCCGCGAACGCCTTGGCCTCAGCGTCCACGATGCCAGCCTTGGCCGTCTCGCCCCGCACCTGCGCCTCGTAGGCATCGAACCGCACCTTCTGCGCGCCCACCTGGTCGCCGTAGGCCTGCACCTGCGCGCGGTACGCCTCGATGCGCGAGCGCTCAACCGCCGCCTCAGTCTCGGCGCCCTTCATGCGCGCCACGAACAGGCTTGTCTGCGCCTCGAGCGCGTTGATCTGCGCGCTGTAGGCCTTCACCTTCTGCTCGTTGATCTGGCCGCGGGCGATCTCGGCGTCCACCTCAGCCTTGAAGATCTGGATCTTGGACAGCGCTGCCTGCACCCGCGTGTTGTAGACGCTGGCCAGCGTCTGGTAGGCCTGCATCTTGGCGTTGAAGACGCTCACGTGCGCGTTGAACACGTTGAGCTGGGCCTCCACCTGGAACTTGGCCGCCTCGAAAAGGCGCTTGGCCATGTTGTCGAAAGTGTTGACCAGCACCTGCTCGGCCGCCACCGCCTTCTCGACGGCCAGCCGCATGTTTTCGATCTGCCACTGCGCGATCTGGATGGTCAGATCACGGTTCAGGCTGCTCTTCTTGAGCGCCAGCTCCTCGCGCAGCTTGTCAGCCCGCGCCGCCTGCACGCCGCTCGGCATGGTGAACCCGCGCCCGGAGAACTCCTCAGCCACACTCTCGATGGTCTGCAGGGCCGCCCGGTCCTCGCGCTCTGCGGCGCGGGCGAACATGGCCTTCTCGACCTCGGGCGGCAGCCCGGATCCACCGCCCCACATGCGACGCAGCGTCGCCATGACCTCTGGCATCAGCTCGGACTCGTACCGCGGCTCCTGCCACTGCAGCGCCCCGGGCAGCGCCGTGCCCTCGAACTCCGGCGCCTGCGCGTCGAACGTGGGCAGCGCGAGCCCATCGAAGGTCGGCACCGTGATCTCCGTGAGCGAGGGCGCCGCCGGCATGACGATGTCCGGCGTGGTCGGGATCGTGACCTCGCGCATCGTCGGCGCATCCGGCGGGGCGTCGGGGGCTGTCCATGCAGGTGCCACCGGCACGTTGATCGCCCCCACGCTGGAGGCGAAGTCCGGGATGTCGATGTCCGGCAGCTGCGGGATCTCCACGAGCATGGGCTCGGGCGGCAGCTGGGACGTGACCTGACCGAAGCTCGTCGGCCCCACCTGCGGCAGGTCGAGGTTCAGGTTCAGGTGCGCGTCGAACGCCCCCGGCACCGGGGCGGAGCCCAGGTCACCCAGCGAGAAGTTCGCCAGGTCGCCAATGGTCGCTGAGGCCTTGCTAACCATGTTGGTCGTCAGGTCCGTCATCTGCGTCAGCCGCTTGGTCACCATGTCGTTGACACCTTCGACATGGCTGTTGGCTGCCGCCAGCTGCGCCTGCAGGTCGTTCGGCTTGTTGCTCGGCCGATAGTCAAAGCCTGCCATCAGATTCTCCGTGTGGACACCGCGAGGTCAACCTCGGCGTCGTTGATCCAGAATGCGGCGCCGTCCTCGTTCTGTAGGCTCATGCGCCAGTACCGCCCCACCATGCCCTTGCCGGGCGTCACCCGCGTGGCGCGAGGCGTATCGGCAGGCCGTCGCTCGAGCGGGAATACGGCTGGCACTCCACCCGACTCCTGAACGGAGAGGGACAGCCGTAGCCGCCCTTCGGCGGAGTACCCGATGTACAGGTTGTCGATCCGCTTTGTCTGACTGATTCCAAAGCCCACGCTCGCAAAATCGACTCGAGCATTGATTGGGGTTCCGTCATCATCGTCCGCATCCAGGATGTACAGCCCGTCAGGGCCAGTTGCCAGCACGTCCTCGCCCACCTGGGCCAGGCTCTCGAAGTCGCAGCCCGTCCACGTGGACACGGCAGTGCTCTCAGTACCTAGCACCAGGTGCTGAGTACTTGGATCCCTCATCAGCACTCTATCGCCCCATTGAGCGCGGCTATCGACCGTGAGGGTTCCATTGAGAATGGTATCAGCTGACGAGCGCAGCGTGGCCAGGCTGACCAGAAGATCGTCCGGGCGTTGCGTGGAGAAGTCGTCGGAGGCAGTGATGAGCCCGCGCGAGGCCTCGTCGACCAGGACCGTGCGCAGCACGAAGTCACTGTCGGAGGCCCGGAGGGTATCGGTGAGGGTGAGGTCCTTGAACACGAAGGCCGCGTCGCTGATGCGACGGGCCGATTCGTGGGACAAGCGGACAATGGCCTGCAGGACTTCCGACGCCGAGGCGCGAGCCCGGTCGGTGACGATCACCGGGGGCTGCGTCATGACGAGGGCGTCTGAAGCGCGGGCCTGCTCGACGGCGAGAACCGAGGAGCTGAAGAGGAAGGTGTCACGCACCCGAGCGCGCGATCCGGCCGTGACGATGCTGGCGACGGAGTGGTTTGCCGACGCCGCTATCCTCGCCATCGACACGATGACGGGACTGTCCGACACTGCTGCCTCGTCGCTCACGCGAGCAAGATCGGAGGCATCCAGGACATAGCCCAGGATAGCACGGTCGCCGAGCGTCGTCACGTCGACGGCCTGGGCCTCGTTGATCACGAAGGCCATGCTGATGATCCGGGCGGAGTTCTCCTGCACGGTGCATTGCTCGCTCATTCGATGACTCCGATGTAGGTGGGGGTGCGGGCGCGCTGCGGGACGGCGAAGGGCGTGGCGCCCTCAGACCTGCCCTCCAGAAAGCCCATGCTGTAGGTGACGCGGTGGCCGAGCGTGGAGTATGCCCACTGCATGCCCTGGATGGAACCCATCTCGCTGGGCGACGGCACCATGGCGTAGGTCATGTCGTTCCAGCCGATGGGCATGGACTGGATGCCGTGGACGGTGTCGAGCACGACGTTGACCGAGCCCTTGAAGTCGGTACCGCTGTCGGTCGTGCGCTGGTACTGCTCGACGCGGATGCGGTTGCCCTGCTGGTTGTAGCGGTCGACGCTCGCGCACATGCCCGGTAGCGGGCCGCCCTCGGCGTAGCGGCTGCAGTCGTGCTCGCTGTAGTTGTTGACGATCTCGACGATCCGGCTGTCCGAGTGCTTGCCGCCGCACGTCATGATGGGGCCGGGGCGGTCGGGGTCCCAGCGAGGCCACTGCCGCCAGGTGATGCCGTACTTGGGCGAGAGCACGTTGGTCGCCGACGAGGACTCGCTCGTGCGCTTACCCGCCTGCCACCAGTGACCCTGGTAGAAGCAGTAGCCGTTGCGCACGCCGTCAGGCACGATGAGCTGGCTGCCGCGCGTCTCGAAGCCGCCGCTCGTCTCCTTGGTCACGCGCTGGAAGACCTTGGCGATGCTGATCGAGCCCCACGCGGGCTGCACCGGGTTGTGGCCGTGGCTGGGAGGATCCCAGCCGACAGGCTTGGCCGTCATGGTGCCCTCGACGAACGACTCCTTGGCGACCTCGCGGAAGTCCAGGTCGTTGGTGTGGACCATGGGCGGCAGACCGGTGCTGCCGGTGTAGCGCGCCCACGACCACGTGCCGGAGAGGAAGCACTCCTCCCCCTCGCGCTCGTCGAAGCCCTCGGTCGTGGTCTTGCTGCGCTGGTCGTTGAAGAACCAGCCCACCTTGATGTCGTCGTTGATGAACGCAGCGAACACCGGCGCGTTCATGCGCATCAGCGGCAGCGTGCCCATGCGCTGAGGCAAGGCGATGTGCGTCATCAGCCCGTCGAGCGCCGGCTCATGGTACTTCACCGGGATGCCGCGCTTGTGGCTGAAGAGCCGCCCCTCGTACATCATGCGGATCGTCGCGCTGCCGTGGGCGATGGGCTCACCGGGCTGGCGCTCGCGCCGCAGGTTGCCGATGCGGATGCGGATCTGCCAGCACTGGCTGCGCTGGTACGGGTGGTCGTCGTCGTAGCGGTAGCCCACGTTGACCGCCATGTTGCCCCGGCTGTTGAAGCTCCAGCCGCAGTTGGAGCTGAAGCCGCTGAGCGCGTAGAAGGGCGCCACCTGCGCAGGTGTGAGCAGCTGCAGGGCCGTGCCCTCGTCCACCCGCTTGTCGATCTCCGCCTTGCTGGGCATGGGCTCGCCCGAGGGGACACCACCCAGTTCATCGACGATCCGGGCCACAGCCTGATACTGGCTGTTGCGGTACCGCTCAGCGTAGCCGTCAGCGGTGGTGCCGCGCACCATCGGCAGGGGGATGGCGCACAGACCTTTGCCCGAGCTGATCTCGAGTAGCCAGCGCGTGCCGTCGCCCGCCGTGTAGACGCCGTGCGTGCGGTTGAACTTGTAGTCGTAGAGGATCTGGACGCCCTTGGCGGCGACCTTCTTCATGTAGTCGGAGGGCTTCTCCAGCTCGGCATCCGACTGCGCGAAGATGGCCGGGTCCACCCGGCCGAAGCCCAGCAGCGCCTGCACCACCTTGCCCATAGCGCCCGAGTAGAGGCTCGAGCGCGCCCGCTGGTACTGGGTCAGCACGATGCGGGACGGGGGCTTGGGCTTCCACTCCTCGAACCCGTCCGGCACCTCGACGGCCAGGCGTTCGCTACTCTGCAGGCCGGGGCGCATCTGCACGTGCTCGGCATACCGCTCCGTCGGCGACCACTCCACGAGGTACCGGCGCTCCTTGCGCTCGCCGTTGGCGTCGGTGTACTCCTCCGACAGCAGGCGTCCGTCCCAGACGGCGCCTGACATGATGTCCAGCTCTGGCTCGCCCTCGCCTGTCGTGGGCTTGTAGGGCGGCGGGGCTTCAGGTGTGCCGGCGCTGATGATCACGCCCTGCGTGCTGCCAGCCACGACCGCGTACAGGAAGTCGTCCGGGGTCGGGTTGGCGTGCAGGGAGAACGTCGGCACACCTGAAGTCTCGCAGAAGGCCCGGACACGAGAAAGGAGCTGCAGCGCTTGAGGCAGCAGCTCCTGTGCTCGGGTCACGTCCCCGTCCAGTCGGACGGAGACGTTTGACGCGGGGGAGTGGCTCACGCCGTCACCAGCTGCACCCGGTAGCCCATGCTCAGCACGTCACCGTTGTAGAGCGTGCGCGGCTGGTTGAACTTGGTGGCCGACATGATCTTGCCCGTCACCGCACCCTTGGTGGGCTCGCTCACCATGGCCACGCCGTGGATCGTCACGGTGCTCTGGGTGGCGAAGGTGAAGGTGGCCTTGTCCTGCAGGTTGTCGATCGACACACCGTTGACCGGGCCCGGCTTCCACTGGGGCCGCGTGGTCTCGGTGTAGCCCTCGGTGTTGGACACCAGCTCACCGGCAGCAGCCACGAAGTTGGCGGCGGTCAGCGTGGTCGTCGGGGTGTAGTTGCTGGTGTAGGGGGCCAGGTACCACTTGGTGATGGCGGTGCCACCAGCCAGGCCGGTCAGCAGCAGGTACGCCATGCCCTCGTCAGGCAGCAGGTTGTGGTCCACCACCTCGTCTTCACCGTTGACGCTGTGGAAGTAGGTGCCTTGCAGGAAGGCCTTGGCTTTGGGGAAGTACAGGCCACTGCCCGTCTTCTCGAATTTGTTCGCTTCGACGGCACGGACGAACTCGCGCGCGTACTTTGCCAGTTCAGGCATGATCACCTCACGGAAGGAGTTGAGAGTCCTCGGCGGACCCTACCGCCGAAAGCCCTGATTTTACAAGAGAAACGACCTGCTTGACACCGTCGCGCATGACGAACGAGCTGCGCCCTGCACCGCGCGCGACCCGCAGCCGATCGGCGTTGAGCGGCACCACGTCACCACCGGCCTTGCCCGCCCGGTAGCCCTCAGCCGTCAGCCACACCACCACTGGGGTGTTGCTCTCGACGACCTGCAGATTGAACGCCGTGGCCTCCACCAGCACCCCGCTGCGCTCCATGACCACCGCGCTGTTGACGAGCCGCGGCTGCAGCTGCCCGGCGTCGCGTCCGGACATGAACCACACACCCCGCTGGTCACCCACGTAGACCCCGTCATGCACCGCCATGAGCAGCGTGATGCGACCCGTCATCTCGATGTAGCCGTGGGCCAGCGAGTTGAGGTGCGGGCGCATGGCTTCGGAGAACCAGAGCGTGGAGCCGTCGGCCACATAGAGGCGACCGGCATGGCCTGCCACCAGCTGCCCGCCCGGCATGGGGCGCAGCTGCCGCGTGTCCAGCTCACCACCCTTGGCGCACTCGGCCACGGTGTAGATGGGCAAGCCTGCCGGCGCCTCGATGGCCTGGTGCAGGATCTCGCCGTTGGCGTCGGTGACGTAGACGCGCACGGTCGGCATGTCGGTCACGATGCCCTCGACACTGATGCCGCCCTGCGTCACCTCGATGAACTCGACAGGGCTGGCCGCGCTCTCCTCTCCCCTGTCGTCCACGGCGGTGACACTCACCCCGTACCGGCCCGCCGGCAGGGCGCCTGCGGATTCTCTAAGCACTTCGTACCAGGTACTGGGTACTCCGACCGTGCGCCCGTTGGAACGATCCGTCGGCAGCCAGCCGAGGCCCCGCCGGTGCGCCCAGTAGGTGGCGCCGTTGTACTCGCAGTAGGTGATGGGCTCAGAGGTGGGCAGCTGGGCGATGGGAAAGAGCTGGCGCCCGGCGCCGATCACGCACACCTCGTTGCCCCGGCAGACGAAGACGATGCCCGTCACCGGGTTGCGCCAGAGTGAGTGGTAGTCGCCCGGCTCGAGCAGACGGAAGCCCGAGCGACGTTTGAACGCCCCGTCGGGGGCAATGTCCACGTTGTCGGCGCGACGCACGGTACCCGCCTTCATGCGGGTCTCGTGGGTCACGTTGTCGATGCCAAGCTTCGGCAGAGGGAAGGGTGTCGTTCGGCTCATCGCTGGATGACGCGCGGGGCGCCGATGTACTGGGGTGAGGGGATCGTGACCGCAGGCAGGATCAGCAGATCACAGTTGAAGGGGTTGCTGACCACGTGCTTGTCACAGGCGAAGGCGTCGATGCCAGCGGGCTGCAGGTGCAGGGCGGTGGCCGGACGGCCAATGTGCTGCGTGAGCGCGCCAGCGGGGCGCACGCGCCGGGCCAGTGTAGCAGACGGCTCGGAGGTGGGCAGCACGCTGAAGGTCTGGATTGTGCCGGGGATGAGCCGGCGCACATCGCCGAAGAGAGTGTCGCCAAAGCCCTGGGCGGCTAGGTAGATGCGGCCGCGGACGGTGGGGGGCGACGGCGGCATGCTGCCGATGCCGTGGGTACGGATGTCGCGGTCCCGCGTGTTGAGAGAAGGCGTGCCGACCGCGCTGTCCTCATGACCCCAGGGAATCAGGGCGTCAGCTGGTGGGTCACGGCGTGTCACCTGCATCGGGCGGACGAAGTCGTCGAAGTTCTCGTCCTCGAGCGAGCTGCTGTTCCACCCTTCAGGGTGCAGGTGGCGAATCCAGTTCTGGACGACATGACCCCCGATGGCGGCCGAGTCGAAGCCGCCGAAGCCATCGAAGGTCCGGGGCCAACCGATGGTCGGCGTGCCGAAGGGGTTGAGCGAGCCTTCGAGCTGCGGGTTGCCGGTGTGGCTGATGCCGCGCGGGTAGATCGTGCGGTTCTGGTTCTCGACCCTGTGGCTGCCCACGTCGAGGCTGTCGAAGCCTTCCGGTGCGGCGCCGGGCTGCGCCGGGGCTTCATGCTGCCAGACCTGATGTTCGCCGAAGACCTGCTCGTTGGCAATGCCGTCGTGGTAGCCCCACTTCTCCAGTTCGATGTAGCGGATGCCGCCGCCGACTGTGGGGAAGCCTTCGCGCCAGGAGAAGTAGCCCTTCGGGGCGATCTCGCGCGCGGCGTTCTCGATGAAGTGGCGCCCGAAGTAGTGCTTGTTGCCGACGCGCCCGAAGTCGTGGTGAAGAGGGTCTTCCGGGGTGCCGGCACCGGCTAGGATGCGACGGTGGCGGTGGGCCACGTCGGCAAGGCCGAACCAGGGGAAGGAGGACTCACCGTCCCAGCCGCGGCCCGGCGGGTCATCGGTCCAACGCTCAGGTGTGCCGCGACCGATTGGGGAGCCACGACCTTCTGGTTCACCCTCGAAGGGCCAGGCGTCGCCGGTGGGGGCCCAGACGTAGTAGGGGGACAGGCGAGGTTTGCCGAAGGGGGCTTTCTCGCGGAGGACCGGGTGGGGGTAGATCGTGCGCGTGCGGGTGAGCGACGGCACGCCGAAGGTGGAGTCCTCGGGAATGGACTTCGGGAAGATCTCGTTGGCGGTGACGCGGTGCCGGCCAAAGTTCGGGGGGTCAATCGTGTCCGGGAAGATGTACTGCGTCGGTAGCATCGGCCGACCCATCTCCAGGCTGTCCCAGCCGAAGCCGACGGGCTCATAGGCACCGTCCTTCTTGCGCTTGAACAGGTCGATGCGCTGCGTGCGCGGGCCAAGCGGGGCGCGCTGCTGCACCGTCGTGAAGCGGTCGATCTTGAGGGAGTTCCAGCCGCCAGGGTTGACCCAGGTGCGGGCGTCACGCACCGCTGGTTCGAACCACACGCCGTGGTACCAGCTCTCCGGCCGGATGACGCGGTTGCGATGGCGCACCGTGGCCCGGCCCATCTCGTGAGAGACCCAGCCCTCATAGGCCACATAGCTGTCGCGCAGGCGAATGAACGGCTTGCCGTAGGTCGAGCTGGCGGAGTGCTGGCGCGGGCTGATGCGGTCGCGGTGTAGGCGTAGCGCGGGCACGCCCGCCTCGCCCGCACGGATCGGCTTGGGTGTGATCGGGTAGGGGTTGTGGCGCACGTCCGTGTCGGGGCCAATGCGCTCGAAGTCGTCGACGGCACGATGGAACTGGACAACCGTGCGCACACCATGGCTCACCCAGTGCTCGGGGATCTCCGGCGGGGCGATGGGAGGAATGAAGCGGATGTGCTGCGCGGCGTCCTTCACCCGGTGACGCCCCACCTCCAGGCCCCCGAAGCCGCGCGGGGCAATGGTCTCCGCGAGGTTGCTGACTGAGGTCCAGCGGTTGAACTGGTCCTGCTGTTTCCAGCTGAGCGGCGCGATGTAGCGCACGCGGTGACCCACATGCTGCTCAGGGAAATCAAGGGAGTCCCAGCTGGCGGGTTTGGTCTGGTCGCCAGTGCGGGTAAGGCGGTGGTAGCCCCAGCGCTCCGAGCGCCAGCTGCCAGGGCGCAGGCGGAAGTCCCTCGGGATGACCATGAGGTCACCCGACACCACACTCTCTTCCAGCGCATCCTGATCGTGATAGGGCGCGACGACCTGGTTGCGCAGGCGCAGCGCGTGCTCACCCACGAGGCCCATCTCAATGCCCTTGTGCCGGACATCGATGACCTGGAACTCGGTGACGATGCGGGGCTTGCCGTACCTGGTATCGCTGAAGCTCTCTGGTTGCAGCAGGCGCCCGGGCCAGAAGCGGGGTTTACCGACAGCGCTGGACGACTCCCCGCCAGGACGGATCTCCCGCGGCAGGTTGACATGGTGGTCACCCACCAGTGAACTGGGGATGATCGGCACCGGCTGGATTGTGCCGGGGCGCAGCAGTGCGGGCTGTCCGAAGATCAGTGAGGGGAACCCACCCGGCTTGATGAACTGCACGTCGTAGGCGACGGAGTGCCGGCCGCCATCGCTGTCCACCCACCCTGCAGGCTTAACCCACTGGTCTCGGTACTTGACCTCTACACGCTTGCTGACGGTCGGCTTGTTCTCAAAGCCGCCAACCTGCACAAAGGTGTGCCAGCGCCAGACGTGCGTGTGGAAGCTGTAGTCGCTCGCCCACCAGCTCGATGGGTAGAGCCACTGCGTCTTCCATGTGACCTTGGGATCGTGCCCGAACCCGGTATGGGCCTCGCCCTCCACAGTGATGTACTGGCGGCCCAGCCACACGCGGGCGTCCGGGCTCACGTATGAGCTGGCGAAGCCGAGGCCAAAGTCCTTCAGTATCTCCTGCTTGTTCCGGACCTTCGTCCGGTGCATGACGGGGGTGAGGGACTCCCAGCTCGCGGGCCGCAGGTACTGGCGGGGCTGTTTGCCCTCAATATCGAACTCCCCCCACTCGGTGAGTTCGACACCGACGGGGCCAGCGGTCTGGGTGCCTTCAATGCGCAGCGACGGGCGCGGTATGGTCCAGGTATTGCCCAGCGACACGAAGGTCAAGTACTGGGGTGGCGCACCGCGCACGACCTCGTGCCCACCAACGTCGCCCGGCGGGACGCTCTCTGTGCGGAACCACTGCCCATTCGGGTGGAACCAGGGGACACCGACATCGCCATCGAAGGCCGGGAGCGGGGCGACCTTTTGGAGGTGTTTGACGGCCGGCCGCCCAGCTTCACCCGCCCGGATTGGATCTGGTTGCAACTCGTTGGGCAAGCGCGGGCGCCGGCGTTGCAACTCGGCCTCGCCGAAGTCATGCAGCCCCAGCTCGCCACCGGTGAAGTCCGTGATGTGCTGCAGCCAGTGTGTCAGGCGGGGGCGGCCAAACAGCCTGTACTCGACGAGCTGTGCGCGGATCGGACTATTGCCCCATGGCCGGTAGGTGCCGATGTCGGTACCGACGGGGCGCACGAACGAGTGCTTGTTGGTGATGATCACCCGCGTGCCATACTCAGCACTGTCCCACCCCGCCACCTTGGCGTCCTGCGCCACGTTGCGCACCTCGTGCTGGCCGAAGTGCTGCTCGTTCTGCAGCGGGGACTGATAGACGAAGAACTTGCCTGGGACGACCTTGTGCCGGCCGACGACCTCAACTTGCCAGCCAAACGGGCGAACGTATGCAGAGCCAGAGCGCACGACGGGCCTGCCGTACTGTGTCTCCCGCACGATGGTCACACCCGCGACGCGCGTCAACTCAGAGGCCTGACACTCGAGGACGAGCCCGTACCCCAAGGGCGCGGTGTACTTACCCTTGGCGCACTCGAGCTGAAGGTTGTAGCCGCTGGGCGGCGTGTAGCGGACGGGGGTGGCCATCCGCCGATTATACCGGGCGCGGAACCGCCTTTACGCGGTTGTAGATGACTGCGTTCTGCGCCCCATCGCTCGGATAGGAGACGACGACGTACTCCTTCCCAGGTGCAAGCCCGTCGACCTTGTAGACCCCGTCAGCTCCCGACTGCGCCGACCCCATCAAGCGGTGCGACTCACCGTCGAGGACCTCCACCAGTCGACGCGTCGGCACCCCGTTACAGAGCGTAGAGCCGAAGATCACGCCCCCTACCTCCGCGCCGCCGCCACACATGATTGGCGTCATCAGCATCGGCCGTGGAGCGACCCAGGGGGTGGTAGGAACCAGCGGCGGGCTGATGATCGGCCCTGTGATCAGTACTGGGATCTCGAGAGGGGGCTTGCTCATGTCGAACACGAATGCCTCCTCGGCGGTGCCGGGCGGCACGCCCATGACGTAGAGGAGGCGCAGCTCCGCAAGCTCTGGCCCACCCCAGATCTCCAGGCTCGCGGGTCGATCGCCAAGGTTACGCCGCCGCCCCCGCAGCTCAGCGAAGCCGCGAGCGGTCGGGAATTCGACCCAGGCCACGCCTGCATCTGCGCCGCCAGGATAGAAGTATCCCTGCTGCCCCGACCATTGCGCCGGCTGCGTAGCCGCAGCGCCGCCGGTGGTGTGGGCAAACACGAGATCGGATAGGCGCGGGACGTTCCCCCCCCGCAGTACCCACACCCGCTTCTCTGTCAGCGCCATGGGCCGGTGATGTCAAAGAACCAGCGGTGAGCCCCGTAGGAACCCGTCACGACAGGGAGGAAGGCGTGCCCGTCCATCCCCGGGACGCCTGTCACCACCTGCCCGGCCGGGTAGCGCGACCCGCGATACAACCCTGGCCATTGCCCCCACATGCCACCGGCCGAACTAACATACGTCGGGGAGATGATGAACCCATTCTGAACCGCAAGCGGGAAGTCAGCGTCACTGCTTGCTGGCTCCGCACCCCAAACCTCAACCCCCTGACCGTCGAGCCGGAAGGCTCCTCCCGTATCCCGCGACCCAACTGCCACAGGAGCACTCACGTTCTTCCCGAGGGACCATCCGAAATCCAACTTGCCGGTCCAACCGCTATGGGCGTCATAAGTGGTTCGGGAAAACACCGAATGCCCTGGATTCGCTGGGTTTGCCGCGAGGAACTTCCCGAAAGCGCCGAGGAAGAAATCGTAGTTCGTGAACGCGGTGTCCCGCGGGTGCAGCGAAACACCCCCAGTACCGTGCAGGGTGTAGAACAGCTGGTCGTCCCCGATCACCGCCCAAGTCGCGGAAGCATAGCCGAGCCCACCCCACCAGCTCTCCGACCGCGTCGAAGAGATCGACCTGTACCACTCGTTCACCGGCTGCCCGTTGACCCACCCCTCAGCCCCGCGGATCTCGATCTGCGTATTGCCCCGCTTGAGGAACTGGAAGTAGTACTGCCCGCCCGGCGCCTTGGAGTGGAGCACCAGCACCGTCTCGTTCTCATAGGTGATCTCCCACCCGACCGGCGCCTGCTTCACCTTCATCGTGCCTGTCGTGGTGGGCGGCAGCCTGCTGTCCACGCTGCACGTCACCTCTTGCCCTCTCACCCGCAGCACGCGCATGTCCACGTTGAACCGCGCGTCTGCGGCACCGGACAGGGTGAGCACCTGCCACTGCTCGAAGCCGTGGTTGTCCGGAAGCGTGAGCGTCAGTTCCCCCGTCTGATGGGCCACGCGGGTGACGTTCACCTCGTTGAAACCATTGATGAAGACACCCTTGATCCATGCGACAAAGGTGGCCCAATCGCTCGGGGCATGGGGTACCCCCTTGTCCGAGCTGCGGATGAACTTGACGCTCGCGCTGATCACAGTTTGAAGATCTTGTTGTTGCCGTTGTCCCAGGTGACGATGATGTCGCCGCCGTTGGGGGTGATGGGCAGGCCGGAGGCGTTGTCGATCCACGCGATCAGGTCACCGTTGCTCTCGGGCACACCCTGCTTGTAGAGCAGCAGCGCCTCGACGGAGTCACCTGACACCGACTGGAACGTCACGTCGTCGGCATCGGCGGCGCCGCCGTCGGTCTTCTTGTTCGTCAGCTGGACCGGCGAACCCACGACGGCACCCTGGTAGGTGTTGTACTTGTTGTGGGCCTGCAGGTTGACCTGAATCTTGGCGGCGTCGATCAGCGCGACGTAGATCGGGTCAGTCTTCCAGTTCAGTGCGCCTTCCAGAAACAGCTGGCGGGCAGAGTCAAACAGTGCGTTTGCCATTTAAGGCTCCTCTATTGAATCGGGTGATCCATCGCCCACCCATTGGCGAATTCTATCAATCTTTCGAGCGCATTGGCGAAGCGCCGTGCGCTGCGCGTGGAGTGTCTCAACCAGGTCTCGATTGACCACCACCGGGTTGACCCGCGGCACCTCGCACGGCTGGATCAGACTTTCCGGTGGTAGCACCCTTATTTGCCTGATCTCGACCCGCGGCGGGTCGTGCAGCGCACGACCCGTCGAGCAGGCAGCCAAGCTCAGGAGGCACAGGCTGGTCGAGATAACTACGAACTGCGACATTTTTTCTCTCCAGCTCCTTCAGCTTGCGTTGGGTTGATCGGTCAAGTTTGGCGAGCTGCTCGAAGTCCTTGATGAGCCCGGCTGTCGCCGCCGCGTCTCTCAGGCGGGCCTCGGACAGCTCCGCGATGGTCTGTGTCTGGGCCACGTTCGTGGCCTCGTTCTGTGTGATCCTGTACCGCAGGTCGTTCAGCATCTGCTTCTGGGCCTTGGTCTCCATCCACAGCGTGACGCAACTGGCCACCGCCGCTACCAACAGAGCCAAGAGCACGTACTCGACGAACAGACGAGCCTTGCCAGTGATGAAGCGAATCGAAGTACCCAGTACCGGGTACTTGGACAGGGTTGCGATCATTCGTTCTCCTCGTTGCGGGGGGACTTTCTGATGCCGAGCTTGTCGTAGACGAACTGTTCCAGCACGCTCACGCTTGCATTGGCGCCAAGCCACCCTGCCAGCCCAACGATAACCCCCGTCCACTGGTCCGAGAGGTGCATCTCCTCGCAGACCAGCTTGAACAGGAGCCCCACGAAGCCCGCAGCGCAGACTTCCAACATCGTGCGCCACGCGGTGGGGCGGGAGCCCTCATTCGCGGTGCGCAGCATGTATCCGATCCCGCCCGCCACGGCGGACACGCTGACGTAGGCCAGCGTCTTGCCCCACCATGTCGCCCAGAAGAAGTCGACCCACGTCATCACCAGACCTCGGTGCAGGCGTGCAGCCTGCCTTCCTGCAGCTTCGCTGCGACGCGATGCGTTGCCTCAGCCTTCGTGACGATACCATCGCGGTTCAGGTCCAGACCTTGGTTCTGGCTGTAGGCGATGCCGTGGTCAAAGAGCGATGCAGCATCGGGAGCGCCGATCATCCGAGGCAGCAGGATCGCCATGTACATGTCCGACAGGCTGCGGACGCGCTTGGCGAAGGGACGGAAGTACTTCTCGACCCACACGAGCTGCTCCTCCGCCGTCATGGCGGTGAGCGCAGCGTCAGTGGTCCCGAGAGCCGTCGCGGTGGCGGGCATGAACTGGATCAGGCCCACCGCTTTGCTGCCCGCTGCATTGCGGACGTTCGGGCGGAAGGTGCCGCCGGACTCAAACGCCATGCAGGCCATGAGCCACGAGGCGTGCTCGTGGGTCCAGCCGAAGCGCTTGCACATGTCGACGACACGGGTACGGAATTCGGGGCTGACTTTGTTGCCCCAGGACAGCAGGATCTTCATAGGCCTCCATAGGCGACGGTACGGGGTTTGTGCTCCCGGCGCCCCTGCTCGGTGCGGACTCTGTCGCAATAGGCAGCGAAGGCGGCTTGGAACTCTTCCGCCTTGCCCTTGTCGTAGGTTTCCGCGTCTTGCTTGGAGTAGGCCAGGGCCTTCATCCAATCAAGCAGGTGGAGATGGTGCTGCCTGTCGATCTCGAGGGTGGACTCAGGACCGGTCACTTCCTCCAGAGGGAGGCGCAGCACGTGCAGGTTCAGCTCCCCATCCTCGCGCGGGATGTCCCTCAGGAACATGGAGTACTGGTCATCCCCGATCACCACGGCGTGGACCTCGCCTTCGCGGGGCGTGGGGCGCCGGGTGCCGAACTGGATGTCTTCGTCGTTCACGATCTCGACCGGGCATCGATCGTCCCGGGTGACGCGCCGCAGCTTCAGGATGCGGCGGTCGTAATCGACGAAGGCATCCCCCGCATCGTACTCGACGGTGCAGAGGTCGGAAGTGGAGTCGGGGATGCCCCCAGTCAGCCGGCAGAACTGCTCCTGCGCGTCGTTCATGTAGGCCCACACCTCCACCTCAGACCACAGGTAGGGGTAGGCCTCATCACGGACGTGGGCGCGGAACAGGTCGTGCAGCTGCTGGGGAGTCATCTCACTCGGCCTTCTTCGATTTCTTCGCAGCCTCCACCGGCTCTGCCGGGGGCTCTGCGTCGACGCAGCCGACGGCGCGGCACTCGCGCTCGGCTACATCCGGGACATGAACAGGCACGTCCGGTTCAAACGTGCCGCTCCAGCCGTAGATCGTGTTGACAACGACGTTGCCAGGGTGCGAGAGCCAGGCCATCATACACCCCCGAGGTTGTAGTCCGCACGGTCACGGACTGCAAATTGCAGACTGACAATGATCTGACCAGCGGTGATCTTCGTCGCGGTCAGGGCGAACTGCACCGGGGTGTCCTCGAAGAACACACCGCTGCCAGCGATCGGCCGGTTGCCGGCGGACTTGATGTCGTCGCCATTGAAGATGGCCGTGTTGGTCTTCGGCTCAGACAGCTTGAGCGTGACCTTGGCAGCCGAGTCGGTGATGGCCGTGGTCGTGACCACGCCGCCACCCAGGATGCGGGCGCCGCGCGGCAGCTTGACCAGGGGGATACCGGTGGCGGGCGTGCCTTCAGCGATGGGCTTCTGGACGCCGGTGGTGGGGTCGGTGTAGGTGTCTTTCGTCAGATCGATGGGGATCTCGACGGTCAGCACCTCTTGTGCGGTACGCACGGAAGCGATGTTCGCCATGTTGACTCTCTCGAGTGGATCAGCCCCGGGTGGGAGCTGCGGTTGAGAAGCCAGCCGAATCGAGGCGTAGTTGCCGAAAGAGGTGCGGCTGGGGATGCTGGATGTTACCACGTAGGGCGAATAGGGCGCCAACCCGTAGGCCACGGCAGATCCGAAAGTGTTCGCGGAATCAATGCCTTGCACGCCGAGGGTGCGCGGACCGGCCTTGCCCTGGGTGAGTTTGAGGCGCCCGATCTCCAGCCGCGAGGCAATGCCGAGCGGGGAGATCGTCTTCGGAACAGGACGGCGACCAGTGACAGCAGGGCCGCCGACCATGACGACCGAGGTGATGCTGCTGACGCCGATGACGGCTCCGCTCGAAGAGACCGCCGGGGGACCGACCTCGAAGGTCGGCGCGATGCCGGCAGGAGTGATGGTCACCGCGCCGGCGCTCAGCCGTGCAGTTCCGAAGATTGGATCGTTGACGGCACCGGTGGGGGCCACAACCGCGCCGCCGGTGGTCAGGAGGGGCGCACCCAGAGTGGCGCCGTCAAAGCCTGACACGCCGATGGTAGCACTGCCGGCGCTCAGCCGGTTGTAGCCGAAGCCCACGGTTGACGCGAGCCCTACAGGGCTGATGGTCACGCTGCCGGCGCCCAGCCGGGGTGAACCCACAGCGCTGTCCGGGGTGCGCCCGCCGGGGCGCACAGTCACCGCGCCAGCCTTCAGCTGGGCGGTGCCGAAGTCCGCGGCTGAGGCGCGGCTATCGGGGTGGATCGTCTGTGCCTGCGCCTGCGGCAGGGGTTCGGTCTGCAGCAGCTCGACGACATATCCGCCTTCAGGCGCCCAGCGGAGGTCGCGCGGGTTGGCCACCGTCATGAAGAGCTGCACCGTGCGATTGTGCCCGGCGCGCCATGACGGCATCAGGATTGTCTCTTCCGCCTGGGTGAACGCGGCTGTGCCAATCTCGGTCAGGCGGGTGTCTTCTGCGCGCACCACGTTGTTGAGGTACTCCCCAACGTAGAAGCGCAAGGTAATCGGGGTGGTGCTGACGCGCGGGGGCGTCCGGATGCGGATGTGCTCGTTGGTCTGGAGGAAGCCTCCAGCCACGTAGCCAATGCGCACAGCGAAGCCGCCCATCTCCAGCAGCTGCCAGAGAGGGGCGGCGGGGGTGTCTTGGGAGCCAGACCACGGCTCCCCTAGATTGATCGCGTTCGGTACGAGCGACATGTGCGGTAGACCCCCTCACCTCGTTGGATTCGAGATGGGGGGTAGTCTATCACTGGGCCGTGTAAACCGAGATCACACCGAAGTCCTGCTTGGTGTTGTTGCTGTACATCGAGTTGAACTGCGGCTTCAGGAAGCCCAGGATCTTCGCCGTAGCGATGCCGATCTGGTTGTCGTAGTCGAACTCTTTCTCGGTCCAGTCCGGGTTGCCCAGGTCGGCCATGGCCAGGGCTTGAGCACCGCAGAACAGGATCTGACAGCCGTCCACGTTGCCGGCAGCGCCCCACTTCTGACCAGCGGCGGCGCCAGCAGTGTTGTAGACGTTGCGGTACTCGTGGAAGATGATGCCGTCGATCATCACGCTCGAGCCGGTGAACAGCGGGTTGCTGCCACTGCGGACCTGAGCGGAGCGGACGTTCTGCATGAACAGCGGGTCCAGCTTCAGGCGCATCATGGCCTGCGGGGTCAGGAAGGCGTGGTAGGTCTCCTCGCCACCGTTGCCCTTCAGGCCGCGCATGTACTGGTCCTTGGCGTAGGCCTTCAGCTGCACGAACAGGTCCCACGTCGGGGTGTCGGCTGCCATCACCTGCGAGGAGGTGCCGCCCACGACCAGCCGCTTGTTGGCGGCGTCGTAGCGGGCACGGCGAGCGTCAGTCGGAGCGGTCACGTCAGCGGCGAACTCCAGCTGGGGCAGATCCGAACGACCGCGCGGGGCGCCGTTGTTCTTCATGTTGTAGGACACGCCGGACATGGTCAGGAAGGCCATCTGGTCCATGCGCTCGGCCAGCCAGTAGGCCAGCTGGTCGCGGGCGTTCTGGCGGAAGTTCACGATGGACTTCTGGTCAGCCATGCGGCCTTCCAGGCGGACAGCATGACGCAGCTGATCGATGCGGATCACCTGGTCGAAGGAGCGCATGGCTTCTTCGTTGCCTTCCAGGTTGCGGTCGCCAGCGACGCCGTCGCCTTCCAGGTCGGTGAGCAGGGTGATCACCGCGCGGGCGCCCTTCTCGTTTTTCTTCAGCTCGTCGATCTTCTGGATCATGGAGTTGGAACCCGTGCCCAGGAACTTGCCGATGAACGACACGTTCCGCGCGGTCTTCCACATGTCCATCGACCAGATGGTTTTTTGCTCGTCGGTCAGCAGACCAAAGTTGGTAAGAGCCATTTGTGGCCTCTCTCAGGGAAGTTGAACAATCACCGGGAACGCCCCGGTCGGCGGACAGGTGGCTCTATCGCTGCCACGAAGCGAATAGGCGAAGCCTATCAAAGACTTACAGGTGGGGCAAGAAGAAGTCACGACGACAACTCTTGCTCCAGCCGGGATTTGTCAAGCACCGGGGGCCGGTAGACCTCGACGATCTTGGTGGGGGCGGGGTCGACCAGCTCGGCCGAGAGCACGACCTCGCGCACCCGACCCCATGTCTCAGGCCCGGCCACGTTGATGCCGGACTCCACCAGGCCCTTCAGCCACATGATCGCCAGATTAGCGTCCACCGATGGCCCCCATCAGGAGCCCGTCCAGCCCGGGTGAGAGCACGCGCTGGGTCGGCGGCTTCTCCCGGGCCGGTTCGTCGGGCCGGAACTCGTTGTTGAAGAGCCGGAACCGTTGCCCGTTCACGTCGAGGCAGATGCGACCCGTCTCGTCACGCAGGAGCCGGCTCTCGACCGGCTTGCCTGCGGCGAGCAGGTCGCTGAGGAGCGACCCGAACTCTTGCATCACAGATCATCTCCGCGCAGGCGCGCAATGGTGGCCTCGTCGAGGCGGTCGAACTGGGACTGGGTCAGCTTGCCAGGGCTGCCGTCACGCAGACCACCCTGATCCGACGGCTTGCCGACCGCGGCGGTGGCCGGGGGCTGACGCTTGTCGGCGTCGGCGGCACGCTGTCGGGCCTCGACGGCCCGGGCCGGGGCCGTGGGCTTCTCGACGGGGGCGCCGACCACGTACTTGACGGCCTGGGCGAGCGCCTGGACACGGTTCTTGCCCTTGGTGATCAGCGCGTCCATCAGGTCTGCGACCTCGTTGGCCTTGGCGGCGTCGAATTCAGGGGCATCCGGGTTCAGGACGGGGTGCTTGCGCTCCACTTCGTCCAGCGCCCGCTCGTAGGAGAGGGTGTCCAGGGTCTGCTTGCGCACGGCCTGGGTCTTGACGGCCACAGAGGCGTCGTTGAACTGGTCGCGCAGGGCATCCAGCTCGCGGCGGACCTTGCGGGCCTCCTCTTTCATGCCCTCCATGATCAGGTCTTCGTACTTGTCCGACAGCTCTTCGATCTTGGAGCGCATGGCGCCCAGGTCGGCGCCGTACTGGCGCTCCTGCTGGGCCCCTTGGAGGCGCTCAATCTCGGCCTGGAGGACCTTTTCCCGCTCCCGGGCCTTCGTCATGGCCTCGTCGAAGCGGGCTTTCGGGATCCGGATGCGCTTTTTGGCCTCGGCGGCGGCCTCTTCGGCCTCCCGCTGGGCCTTTTCCTCGGCAGTTTCCTCGCCTTCCTTGTCAAGGTCAGCCTCTGCCTCGCTCAGGCTGTCCTTGACCGGCTCCTTTCCGGGCTCGAAATGGTCCCCGCGGTCCTGTTCAGTACTCGGTACTGGGTTCTCGGATTGCACTGCCTGCTCTTGATCGCTCATTTGGATTGCTCCTTGTCAGACCGGGGTTGGGCCGGGGCGGCCGGCTTGCCGGAGGGGGACTGGGCGTTGTCCCGGGGTTGCGCCCGTTGATGCACTGCGGCGATTCTATCCGATTTGGCTTTCTCTATGGCCTGGTGCTGGGCGATAGCCTGCTGGTTGCGGCTCTCCTCAGCCTTGAGCTGGCTGTTCATGGCCAGTTCCTCCCGCTTGAGGGCCATCTCCTGGGCCATCTTCTCGCGCTGGAGGGCGATCTCCATCTCCAGCTGCTTGAACTTCAGCTCCATCTCGGCCTGCAGCTTCTGCAGTTCGACCATGGTGGTGTCCTGCTCGGCAGGTTCACCCATGGCCTCGGTCTGGGCCAGCACCTGCTCGCGCTGGGCGCGGGCCTGGGACAGCTGGCTGTCAGCCTGAGCCTTGGCCACGTCGGCTTCCTTCTGGGCCACCTCGGCTTCCTGCATCCGCTGCTGCAGCTCGGCCTGCTTCTGGGCCTCGGGGCTGTTCGGGTCGCCTTCCATCTCGGTGATGATGTCGGACTTGTCACGCAGGCGGGAGGCCTGGATGATGAACTTGTCCGGGATCTGGATGCCCACCTCGGTCCGCAGCCGCACGGCCTGGTCGAACTGGCTGTCCTCGAAGGTGTCGCGCTCGGGCTCGTTGGTGACGACGATGGCGTACTCACCCAGGGTCAGGTCGTTCAGGATCGTGCCCTCGGGCGTGACCTGGTTGACGACCATCTCCTCGGTGGTGCCCAGCATCTTGTCGGCCGTAATGCGAACGAGACGCTCTTCGGTGTAGTACTCCTGGACCAGGGCCAGCACGGCGCGGGCCAGCAGGTGGTCCGTCCGATTCATGTTGTCCATGACCTTGGCCATGTTGGCCTGGCCGGACTTCTGGTTGGCCACGACCGACTTGGCGGCCACGTCCTCCCGGGCGAAGCCCTGCATGTAGTCGGACACGCCGGAGATGGCCTTGATGTGCTCCTCGGCCTTGTAGCTGATGCGGTCCAGACCGGACGGCGTCTGGTTCGGCTGGATCTTGGTGACGTTGTTGACATCGTCCACCTCCAGCACCAGGCCCGTCTGGGCGCCGCGCTGCTCCAGCTCGGCCACCGACATGTTGACCAGGCTGTTGCGGCGCACCAGCCAGCCGCTGTTGGCCGACGTGTTGACCACGTGCAGCTCCTGGGAGCTGACCTTGTTCAGCAGCTCCTGGGGCCCGAGCAGGTTCTCGACGATGCCCACGGTCTGGCCGCGGCGGAAGTACGGGAAGTAAGGCACGACCGTGAAGTGCCGGTACGGCGACCAGTCGTCGTGGAGCAGCACGCTGCCGGCGATCACGGTCCAGCGGATGCGCTGCACGAGCTTGCGGGTCGTGGCGATGTTCGGGTTGCGGGTCAGGTAGTCCTGGATCTTGGCGTCGTCCCAGTCATTGGGGACCAGCCGGGAGTCGCCGTTGGTCAGGTCCACGAAGTGGGTGGCCTTGTGGAGCGTCCGGTACTGGCGCTCGATCACCCGGATGTTGCGGCGGATACGCTCCTGCTCCTCGCCCAGCCCGGTGTGGCCCACGACCGACGGCCCGCCGAAGCGGTCCCGGTTGAAGTCGGCAGCGTCGTAGTCCCAGTCGTTGGCGGCACCCGTCTGGATGCGCAGCAGCTCGGCGTTGGACTTGCCGTAGAGCATCTCGATCTGGTCGATGGTCATCCACGACGTGGTGATCACGTCCTGCCAGTCGTCCGGATCGTAGGAGTCGGCGTCGCTGTCGATCAGGACGTTCTTCGGGTTGAGCTGGGTGATCCGCACCTCGCCCCGCAGGTTGTCGCTGAAGTCCAGACGCACGTCGAAGAACCCGCGGCTCTGAATCACGCCGTCGCAGAACACGTCGGAGCGGACCCAGGGCAGCTGGTTGTTGTCGCTGATCTGCTTGAACACCTTGGTCAGGGCGTCCGCCACCTCGGAGGTGGCCCCGGAGTTGCGCGGGCGGAACGCGATGTCGGTGCGGTTGAAGATCTGCTCGCCCAGCACGTTGGCGATGGTCGAGATGATCTTGTTGATGGTCAGGGCGGGGCGCCGGGCCTGGTTCAGCGCGGCCAGGTCGGCGGAGTCCCACTGGAGACCCTGGAAGAACTTGTCGCAGCGGTCAGCCTTCTGGATGAACTTCAGGTGGCCATGGTCCCGCAGGTACACGTACCGGTTCCAGACCTCGGAGGTCTTCTCTGTGTTGACAGGCATTTCAGGCACTCATGTGAGATCCGGAGAACGACGGGAGCAGTCGGTCCCGCCAGCTCGGGGGTTTGGGCGGCTCTATTATACGGGGAGGTTCCATAGCCAGAGCCAAATGGGTGGCCCAGGCCATCGAGTCGACCACGTCGTCGTGGACGCCGGCGGGGAAGCGCAGCAGCTCCTGCTCCACCTGGGGGAACCACGTGGCGTTCTTGGGGAACCACAGCTTGCCCTGCTGCATGCGGCCCTGGAGCGGGCGCGCACGGACCATCTTGTCGGTCAGCGGCTTCATGACCTCGATGGGCAGGAACATCCGCCGCTCGCGCATCCGGCGGTCGAGGAACGGCTTGAGAGTCAGCCAGATCTGGCCGTTCTCCACGCCGAGAGTGTACCCGACGGTCGGGTCCACCCCAAAGCGCCCGGCCACGTTGAGCATGGCCTCGACGATCTCGAGCGCGTCGCCCTTCATGCGATGCACGTCCAGCACGTACAGGTCGTCGTCGGGCGTCAACGCCATGGTGGTGCCCACCGTCCAGTCGTTGACCTGCTTCGTCCCGATGGCGAAGTCCCAGGCCGTGAAGATGCGAACGTTGTCTAGCGCAGGCTGATCCGCGAACCGGAAGAACTCCTTCCGGAAGTACAGACCCTCGTCCGGCACCGGGTTCTGCTGGTACAGCGCTGACCAGATCCGCGGCTGCATGTTGGCCCGCACCCGCTTCAACGCCTCGGTCGAGTACCGCGCCTCATGCAGGCAGAAGTCGATCGGCCGCAGCAGCGTCAGCCCGGCATTGTCCGGCAGGCTCAGGTCCAGCGCGGTCGGCGACCGGATGATCGGCCCGGGCACGTCCGGGTTGGAGTCGTCGCGGTACTCCCACTGCTCGGAGATCGCCGGGTACTTCACGATCTCGAACTGGTCGAACTCCGCCCCCTTCCTCATGGCCTGCTGCAGGCGGCCCGCCAGGTCGTCATCCGACCAGCAGGTCTGGATGACCAGCACGCCGCCGCCGGGAGCCAGACGGGTGTAGGCCGTGGACTGGTACCAGTCCCACAGCTTGTCGCGCACCAGCGCCGAGTCCGCCTCCTCCTGGTTCTTGATCGGGTCGTCGATGATCAGCAGGTGAGCCCCCTTACCCGTGATACCCCCGCCCACACCGGCCGCCGTGAAGCCGCCGCCGCTCGTGGTCAGCCAGGCCTCGGCCGACTGTGACTGGGGGTCGAGCGCCGTGCCCGGGAAGACCCCGGCGTAGACCGGGTCCTGGATCAGCCCGCGTACCTTCCTCGAGAAGCCCGTCGGCAGCTCGAGGTTGTAGCCCACGTTGATGATCTCGTGGTTGGGGGCATGCCCCAGGTGCCACGCCGGGAAGCGGATGGATGCCAGCTCGCTCTTGCCCGTCCGCGGCGGGCACATGATCATCAACCGCGGGCTCTTCTTCTGCCGCACCTGCTCGCTGAAGACCTCGAGCCGCCGGCACATGTCGTGGTGGACCCACCCCGGCTCATACGACGGGTGGGTCATCTTGGTGAAGTGGATCAGCCGCCGGCGCGCCAGCACGCGGTCGGCGAGCAGCTTCTTGGCCGACGCCGACTTGGACAGCTCCTTGACCTGCTCGTCACTCATCGCCCGCCTCGATCACGTCAGCGTCGACGGCGTCCTCGCTCGCCAGGCGCAGCAGCTCCTCGTCGGACATGGCCGTCATCTTCTGCAGCATGACCTGGCCGTTGACGGACACCTCGATCTGGGTCTTGGTCGGCTCGTAGTGGCCGCACAGCCGCCCGATCTCCTTCCACCCCGCCACCATGACGGCCGGGTCAGCCTTGAGCTTGGCCGCCTCGATGGCCTCGAGCATGCCGTCCACCACCCGCTTCTTGGACACGCGTGACGCCGCGGCATACTCCTCCCGCCGCAGCTCGACGGCCCGGCGCACCGCCGCGCCCTTCAGCACCATCGTGCCGTTGGAAAACCCCGCCTTGCGGGCGGCGCCCGACAGGCTCATGCCGTCGTCGACGTAGTACCGCACGAACGCCTCCTGCTGGGCGGTCAGCGGCTTGGTCGGCAGCATCTCGTCGAACAGGATCAAGTGCTCAGTCTTCTCCGCCGCTGCCTCTACCTCCTCCTTGAGGCTCGTGAGCAGCGACACACCTTTGCGAGCCATGGTGGCCCCTCCTAAAAGTCCCTAAGTCTACCACCGCAATCGTCGGGGTGCCTACGAGCCGATGGTGGGTGGCGGAGCCCGAGAGTGACCATCGTGACGATCTAAACGAGTGGAGATGGTGAGGTGCTCCTCGGTATCTGCGGCGAAGTCGACGCGATCTTCTTCGTACTCGGTACTAAGTTCAGAGTTCTCAGAGGAGAGCGCCTGGTCTCAACAGGGGTCTGCGGCATGACAGGGGTGGTGGGGTGCCAAGAGGCTGCCACGGCTCCGGCGCCCTGGGTGTCCAGGGCAGTTGCGGCGGCATGACAGGCTGCGCCAGGGGCGCACGCCCCCGAGGGATAACACCTGCTCCATTTCCAAAATTTGCAGAATTTTTCCGGACAGACGGTACTGTCACGACCCCGGGGGGCGGTTCGGATCTGTCTGACGGATCTTCGTACCTAGTACGGGGTACTGAGTGCGAAGAGGGAAGAGAGTGACGATCGGCGCCGGCACGCTGTCGGGGCTCGCCCGTCAGGGCGGCTCCACTAAGGAACACTCAGTGCGAGTCCATTTCGTCCGTTTCGAGCCGGCGCGATCCGGGGGCTCCCCGACTTCAAAATCCCCACCCCCCACTTCGGTTTCGCTTCGCTCAACCTCGTAGTACCCAGTACTTCGTACTGGGTACTCAGAAAGAAGGCTCGCTGCGCTCGCATTATCCTCGCCGCTTGCGCGGCTCGGAGGTTAAGTACCTAGTACTGCGTACTAGGTACTGAGGACTTAGACTCGTCAGCGGAGTTCTGAGTTCTGGGTGCTTCGCACCCTAATTATGTTTGCTCGCTACGCCCGCTCTCTGATGCTCGCGCAAGCGCTCGCCTCTTTTCTCGTGTGTTCTCAATCACGCTTCTGCGGAGTTTACCATGAATACAACGACCGTGAATCAATTCGCTACTCGCGCGAACGCGCTCGCTTACGCGATTGAAACGCTCGGCGGTAAAACAGATCGCCTGCGCGCGCTCACGCTGTGGCTGCTGAAGCAGGCCAGCGCTCGCAACGCGCTGGACATGGATATGCGCGAATTCATGGCGCGCTGCCCGGAGGCAGTGCGTGACGCTGCTCGCGCTGTCGTGTGTGATGCGCAAACACTGCTGCAGGCGCTGCGCACGCGCGCCGCCAACAAAGTCCTGCGCAAACGCAAGACTGCGCCCAAGAAGGAGCGCCCGGACCTGATGTCCGACGAGGACTACGCTGAGATGCTGCAGCGCATGGACCCGTTCGAGGCCGCGCGCATCCAACGCGAAGAGTGACCCTTCACAGGCTCGGCATGCCGAGCCCTCTCTCCCTGATTGTTCGCCACCTAACTGGAGCATCACCATGGACACCAACAATCCCGTCTTCGTTCTGCTGACCGAGAAAGCCACCGACACCGAGGCCCTTGGGCCGGTTGGCAGTGCCCTCGCCGTGGCCGCGCTGATGGGCGCCGGCTACATCTTCGGCAAGATGGTCGAAGACCCGGTGCGCGACGTCATGGCGGAGCTGCGTGCTCTGCGCGAGGCTCGCCAGGCTGAAGCCGCACGTCACCTCACCGAGGCCGACGCACGTCGTGACTCTGCCGACTCGGCGGCTCTGTGATCCCTCACAGGCCCGGCATGCCGGGCCTTCTCTTCCCTGTATGTCACTCACCTGGAGCATCATCATGGAACTGATCAACTACGCCATCGCTGCACTGATCGCTGTCTTCGTCATCGGCTTCCTCCGTCGCCTGATGACTGCCAAGCCCGCCCCTCGTGCGCCGCGGGCACGCCCCCACGTGGAAGAGCGCGCTGGACAGCGCCGCGCGGCTGAGCAGGCCTGGCGCGACGCGCTGTGAACACCCTCAACTCACTGAACTGGAGTATCCCCATGAACACGAACTACGCCCGCCTCATCTCCACCGAAGAAGCAGTGGAGGGCTTGCGAGTTGAGCACCTGCGCGCGGCAGCGCGTGCGTTCGAGGCCCTGGGCAGTGCTGAGCTGTCCGAGGACGCGCGCAAGCTGCTGACCGCGCTGGATAACGCGATGTATGACACGCCTGCGTTTCAGGCACTATACGATCGCGGCTTCGTGCTGAGCCGCAAAATCCGTGTCGGCCTAAAGCTGATTCGCGGGCTGTGACGCGATAATGCCCCGGATTAACAATTCGGGGCGCTTGATTATAAATTCACTGAACTGGAGCATCACAATGGATAATCGGAAATTCCCCCAGAGCGGTCACTTCGTCGACAACCTCGTGATCGACTTCGTGATGGAGCACCGCACTTTGCCCTGTAATTACAGGCCGATTCTGGAACGGCTCGTGATGCAGGGCAAACTCGAGGGGCGCGAGGCAGCACGCAGCATCGGCCTGCCCCGCTTCTGGGTTGCGAAGCGCTGAGCGGAGGTCAACATGAACGACACTCTGCTCGAAACCGGCTACGAACAGTGGCAGCTGGACGCCCTCTGCAGCGACTGCACCGAGTCGCCCGAGGACATCCTGATCAGGCTGGAGACAGCTCTGATCAACGGCAGCATGGCCGAGGATGAGGTCCGCTGCTACCTGCAGGATCTGATGAGCTGACGCATCGAGCCCCTTCGCCAGAGGGGGCTCCGTGAGGCAGCTCGCCTCAACACCAAACCTCAATACACAGGAGTTTCACCATGATCTCGAACGCCGTCTCCTTCGCCCTGTCCCTGAACGACTCCACCACCCAGATCGCCGTGCTGAAAGGTCTGGCCAACACCGTCCTCTTCCGCGGTGTGAACGCCGAGCGCGGCGCACTGGCTCTGGAGCGTCGCCTGGAACGCACCGCTGGTGGCACGCTGGATCAGCGCAACCACTTCGACGAGTCCTCCCGCTCAGATGAAGATCTGGACAACGACAGCGATGCCACTCGCGCACGCGGGGCCCATCGCCGGGCTGAGCAGTTCTTCGACCTGCACAAGGCCCTGGCCGGCATGACTCTGCTGAACGGCCTGTCGAGCTTCGATCGCGCCGACACGATCGACAGCACGCTGGCTCGCATGCAGAAGAACAGCCTGAAGGTCGATGAATCGGCCCTGGCGATGATCGCTGAGGCGCTGTCCGTGCCGCTGGAGCTGGTGATGGAGCACCGCACCAAGCAGCTGATGAGCGAGGCTGAGCAGCTGAAGGCTGACGCCCCCTCGATCAAGGCTGCCTACGAGGCGGCCCCCGACAAGAGCGACGCGGAGGACGTGTTCGAGGACTTCGACACGCTCACCAAGTACTCGACCTGGGTGGCTACCTACGCCAGCGTGAAACGCCAAGCCGACTACGCGGCTGAGCGATCCATGCGCTTCATCAACCTGAATGCTCTGGCTGACGCCAAGCTGCTGAAGGCCACGGCTGAGGAGCTGTTCGAGGCCGCCAAGGCCTTCGAGGAAGCTCACTTCGAGGAGCTGATGGCGGCGCGCGACGAAGGTCGCAGCTTCCGCACGCTCGACGACGCTCGCCGCGGTCGCTGATGAGCAGGGCGGGGCCCCTCCGGGGGCTCTGCCCTGTTTTTCTGACCTTGGGAGGCACGTGGGCATCCCATCCCTTGAAGTCGCCGGAGCCTTGGATGCCCTTGGGAGCCTCTAAAAGCCTCTAGAAGCGTTTCTGAGCCCCGGATAAGGGAATCACCCTAGCGCGACCCAAAAACGTCTCTATGGCCCTTCTGGAGGCTCCTGGAGGCATCCCCACCCAAACAGAGAGGTGCCGCAGTCATGCTCGCGTCAGGTTTCATCGTTTTCTTGGGAATCTTTCTCATCTTCCTCAAACTCCCGAGGAAGACAGCCCTGCAATGGCTCGGCAAGCCCCTTGCCTTGGACATCGCCGCCACCGCGCTGACAGCAGCGATGCACTGGGGCACCTTCTCCGGAATGATGGCCGCGGCAGTAGCTGGTCTGCTCTGCAGCGCCTTCTCAGGCATGGCTCGGTTCGCTTTCGGCTGGATCGAGTCAGGCACCTACCACCCCGGTCGGATCTTCGACCTCACACGCAGTCTGTAAAGGAAAACACACATGTACTACGACACTCTCAAAGGCAGTGGCCTCAAGGCCGTCCTCCGTTCCACCTGCGGCACCGCCATGGCCAAGTTCATCGGTAATGCCACGGTCGTCCTGGACCAGGGCGAACGCGCTGAGCAGGCACAAGAAGCCCTGGCCGAGCACAAGGCCATGTATGCCAAAGCCCTGGCTGAGCTGCAGAAGCACAAGCCCACCAAGTTCGACGAGCCCAATTCGTTCGAGTCCACGATCGACTTCATGATCCACGGCAAGGAGATCAAGGAGTCCGACATCCAGCGCCTCGTGAGTATGGGTGTCAGCGAGGATGAGGCCCGGCGTGTACTGGGGCAGGGGTCGACCACCAATGCGAAGCTGCAACAACTGCGGGAGCCGATCATCGAGCTGTGGGAGACCACCGAGCCCGCCGATGAGCCCTCCCTGTCGGTCCGCGTCTACTACGACTACGCCGTGCGGGCTGCCAAGGCGCTGTCACAGGCTCGTGAGCGCGTGATCCGCCTGGCTGGTACCGGCAAGCGCATCCCTGACTCCACGATCCCGGACATGCTGGCCTCGACCACTGCGCTCATCAACTGGGCGCAGGAGTTCGAGCAGGACGAGGAGGTCCGGCAGTGGATGGAGGAGCAGGACGGGCGCGGCTACCCGGTCGATCGTGTGGCTGACCAGTTCCCGAGCTGACCTCTAAACTGCCCGGATGGGCTGTAGCAGTTCCATCCGGGCAATCCTAAACATCTGCGGGTCGAATCGCCCGGAGACTGACTGTTGACGTGGAACTGCTACATCGACCATCGCCTATATGAAGGGACGGGTTTTTTGAGTTCGACTAGATGCGAATGACTCTCATCCCAATTGTGACGAACAGTGAACTGGCCGTTTCTCTATGTTGAACTTCTCGATTTACTGCTACACTGCTACAAATTATCAGATGTAATAAATAACCGATAGGTTATAAGAGGGGGTTAAGGCTGAAAGCCGAATGAAATCAAGGACTTAGCGCGGTAGCGGCTCAACCGCCAAAATTGGAGGCCTAGCTGCTACCGAGCTGCTACACGGCTACTCATGAGAGGCCTCAGTGCTACACTTCACCCCTTCGTAAGACTTTTACGGTATCATTCGTCCGCTGTGTAGTAAGGCGACATTTTCTAGATCGTTAAAAACTGTTACGCCGAACTTCCGCGTAGTCCGAACCCCCACCAAACCATTCTGAGCCTACATTCCGAAAGGTTGTAGCAGCTGAGCTTTACAAACGTGAAGTTTGTAGCAGATGTAGCACTCGAGCTGCTACACGTCAGAACCTGAAAGCTTTCCTAGGAGATCGCAATGCTTTCATCCGATTACGCCACCCTGGCCTGGGGCATGCTGTACCGGAACCTGACCCGATGGACCACTATCGACTGGCGGTACATCAGCCAGTTCGAACGCCTGACCCCCGCTCAACAGACATCGCTGGCCCTCCGTGTCGAGGCAGCCTGGCGCGGACGAGGAGCAGACCGTACCCGCCTGTCAAACCTGTTCGTGGAACGCTTGACTGACCATCTGCCAAACGCACAACGCTGCCAGGCCGAGGGCCACTTGTACGCCATCTACGGCCCTGACGCCATCCCGCTACTCCTGGACATCAACGACCATGCCTTGCGCAATCTGGACCAGTTTGTCCTGAGCGGCAAGTTCACACCGACCTGGGCGGAGATCGAGCGATGGTGCGACACCAATGGCGTGATCATCCCGCAGCAACAAGCCTCGGCTAAATCAATGATCGGGAAAGAATAATCCCGATCCGCGCCCCGGATTATTAATTGGATTAATAATTCGATTAATAATTCGGGGCCCCATGCAATTCTTAGCACTCAGTACTTAATTTGTTAAGTACAGAGTTCCAAGTACTAGGGCGTCCGCCCTCACCCACACCCGCATGTTGAGCGACCACCATGGACCATCGCATGTTCGACTTCCCGGACACACCCGGCACCACCGCCTCCTCGCAGGCTCTGCAGGAGCGGGACGCGACCTTGGCTCTGATCATCAACGGGCTACAGCGCGTCGTGAGAGGTGAGCACAGCCACGACGAGCAGGAGCGCATCATCAAGAACGCGGCCATGCTGCTGGCGGATCTTGGCACTCAGTACTAAGTACGAGGTACGTAGATGAGCGAGCACCCCCTCCACAAGAGCTGGCTGACCGCCGAGCTGCTGCGGGTCAAGAGTGGCTACGCGGACTGGGCGGTCAACCCCAAGACGATCTGGCCGCAGTGGTCATGGGAGCGGCTGGGCGCGCTGGCCATGGTGTCTGACCCGCGCGAGGGCAAGAAGCGCAGCCTGCTCGAGCTGGAGCGCCTGGCTGATAAGCGGCTCAAGGACGCGGGCGACCGTGGCTGGGGCGCACTGTGCGCCACGCTCGACGATGCCGCCGCCACATGGCTGGCGGTGGGCGAGGACTCACACCCCATTCACATGCGGCAGTGGCCCGAGCAGACGGTGAAGGCCATGACCATGATCATGCAGCTGCAGGGCGAGAAGGCGTGGTTCGCGGATGTCGTGGCAGCGTTCGAGACGCTGTGGTGCCACGACGACCAGGAGCTGGCGCGCTGGCTGACTGGCAGGCCATGGGCGCGTGGCGACCGCGTGGCTCAGGTGCTGTTCGAGGCTGGGCTGACGGGCGAACGCCCACACGAGCTGTGGCGCCTGCTGCAGAAGGCCAAGCGACACCGCCAGGCGCAGCACCGCCTGACCCAAGAGCATGTCGACTACTTGATGAAGCGGAGGATGAAGGAATGGTACAAGTCGCTGCGGATGCTGCGCATGTACGGGACGGTACGAGCGGACTGATCCCCAAGGACTGGCTGGGCGTCCTCCCGAGCCATGCCCGACGGGATGAGGTGCGCACCTTCACCGCCATCGGCGGCTACTACGAGGCCATCGGGGCGTTCGGTTACCTCGACGACGACCCTGACAACCGCGACGCGGTGGTCGGCGAGCTCGCCATACGCCTGGGCGTGAAGCCCTGGGAGATGGGGCACTTCCGGCACCGGTACACCAATGGTGTCGAGACACCTGACCTGATTGCCCTGCGGACGCTCGCCCGGCTGGGCGCCGTCTGCAATGAAGCGGAGCTGCTGTCATGGTTTCTGACGAAAGATGGGGTCGGTGGCGGCGTTGGATGAGCCCGCGCATCGCGGCGGACGACGCCATGGCGAAGATCTTCATCGCCACGTTCCACATCAACGGTCCCATACGCGACCTCATCCATCCTGACCCCCGGTCAGTGATGCTCGGTGAGATCATCCTCGAGATGCCTGAGATCGACGAGTTCAACCTCAACGCGATCCGGCGGGACATTCTCCACGCTCTGCCGGATGAGCGCCTCGACAAGCTCCACGCTCTGGTGAAGCTTGGTGCGTTCGCCAATCTTGACAGGATGCTTCTATGGATCTCAGCTTCCGCCACGAAAACCTCCTGAACACGGCCTCCCGCGTTCGCTGCGGGGCCACGGCCAGCACCGTGCTGACCGGCTGGCAACCCACCTTCCCGTCCTTCTGGCACTACCTCGGTTCCGTGCTGCGTGTACCAATGCTCAGCAGCAAGTACGATCCCACCAACTTCCTGGATGCGGTCATCAAGATCTGGAGGCGCTATGGCGACTGCGGCTGGGCCGATCTGGCCCAGTACGCCTTCGAGCATAGCGGTGATGGGATCTACTTCCCCATGCAGGCGTGGCTGCTCCACAACCGCACAGCCTGGCCAAGCACCATCCTGCAGTGGCCCGAGCGGACCATCAGGGACGCCATCGCCATGCACAAGGTGCTCGGCCTTCCTCACACCATCCACGACTGCCTTCACGTCGTCTGGCCGCTCTTGCGCGAGGACGAGAAGGAGGTGGCTGTCATGTTGGGTGGTGATCCCTCACAGTCCATGTACTCGGTACTGAGTACCTGGGGTCAGTTTCCCTACACGTTGCCGCCCGCGACGGCGGGCAATCTGTGGCGGGAGTTCATGACCGCCTACCGGCGCGAGCACCGGCCTCTCACCTACAACCCGGTGTCCTTGATCGGCAAGGACCCCTATATCGTCGCATCGCGGCTGGAGCGCGGGGAGTTCTGACATGACTGAGAGAGAGCTGAAGAACGACCTGCTCTACTACCGCGTAAAGGACTATGAGGTCCAGAAGCGGCGGGATCCGGGGAACTTCGTCGTGCCCCATGGTCGCACGACCATGGAGTTCCTGGGCGCCATCGCCCGGGTGGCCCGGCGCAAGCAGTCCATCCGCGATGTCTACAACCAGGCGGAGTTCATCTTGCGCTGCTACGGCGACCGCGGCTGGTCGCAGTTCATCGTGGATCCCGAGTTCGGGGCGTTCTTCCAGACCCAGTTCTACTGGCCCCAATACCTCTCTGAGTGGGCTGAGCAAGACATCGCCGACACCATCGCGCTCGCCAAGCTCGAGGGCATGACGGCGGAGCCGCATGCCTACTTCCGTATGACTGACAAGGCGTTCAACGATGACGAGCGTCGGCTGCTGGGGTGGCTGGGCGCGAGCGAGAAGTCGATGAAGCTCTACGCGCTGGCCAACTGGTGGCGCGGCAACAGGGTGCCATTCAACCCCCAGGGCACGAGCCACTTCCTGTACGCATGGAACACGCTCATGGGCTTCCCTGAGAAAACGGACCCAGACGTGTTCAGGACGATCAGTCACCTCGACATCGAGGGGCTGCAGGACTATCGCATGTCGCTCATCAACGGCAGCCGGAGGACTCTGGCTGGCAATTAGGAGAAATCCCAATGGCTGTGACCCAGGAGATGCTCGAGAAGCTGCTGACCTGCGTGCGCGAGTCTGAGCGGACGCTGGTGTGCAAAGAGTTCAAGAGCTACGCGCATAGATGGACGGGCATCATCCTGGCCTGGTCGATGTCCGACTACCCCATCGAGTACCAGCACTTTCGCAGGCTCTGCAGCTCGAACTTCTTCGAGCGCCGGAATAGCGACGAGGACTTCTGCGAGATCCTTGCCCGCGCCATGGCGCTCAACGCCAACTTCACATCCATCAGCACCTTGGCCAAATCCGGCGCTGGCCTCAGTGACGACCGCGTCCGGTACACCCTTGGTCTGCTCAAATTGCAGGCATTCCCCACACGCTCGCACCTGAAGCGCTTCATGGAGAAAGAGCATGAGCATCAGCTTACTGAAGCGCGCGCTCTACTACATGACGCGCGAGTCCCAGCAGCACATCATGAGGATGATGGGCGCGCTGACTGAGGGCGAGCAGATCTGCATCGCGCTCAAGGCGATGCTCAGTCTGTCGCCCGTCGGTATCGGGACGCTGCGGACGTGGATCGCCGATGGCACCTCAGTGTCCTGGGGATACGAGAGCCTGTACCAGCAGTTCCGCGACGATCCGATCTTCGAGTTGGCGGATTTCTTCGGGTGGATTGTGAGGAAGGGCGTCGACCCTGATGATTTCGCTCGCAGCTGCCGGCTGCTCGACATCAAGGAGTGCAAATACACCTACCCGTACCTGAAAGACTTGCCGGACAACCCTGTGCTACTATCCCGCTCCCAGGACTGACGAACATGCTCACTCGAAAACAGATGAATCTGCTCCTGCAGCAGGCCATCTACTCCCGGACCTACCAGTTCTGGATCCAGGCCGAGAAGGAAGGCGCCACGTGGCAGGAGGTGCGCATGGCCAGCCTCGTGGTGGCATGCTTCAAGAAGTCGACCACCGTCTGGACATCTGACTTTCGTGACATCGTCAATCGGGTCGCCAAGGGGCCGACCCCACGGGACACCCGCCTCATGCCCACGCTCGAGCTGCTCTGGGACTCGCTCCAAGGCGGCAAGGTGACGGTCTATCGTTCGCGGCAAGCCGTGCGCATCATGATGGACCAGCCGCCGAGCCTGCACGAGGACATGTGCAAGCTGGCAAAGCTGGCAAACCTCAACATCGTTCAAGTGACCGACAAATGCTCCGACTTCGCATTAACACAGCTCTCATCCGCCAGCTCCGACTTGAAACAGGTCTGTCAAGGGTCAAGGCGGTCGAGCAATCAGGTATCCGTTACGAGACCCTGAAGCAGCTCGAGGAGAAGCGTGACTACCAAGCTACGCTCAACACCCTCACTCGCATCGCCCATTTCTACAAGGTCGAGCCGATCGACCTTCTGATCCAACACGAGGACTGACATGCACATCTGGACCGTCGCTGCCTCTGACGGCACGCCCTTCGCCAAGAAGTACTGGCTCTCCCCGACGGGCAGCCTGAAGAACGAGCAGTACCCGCACGTGCTCCAGATGAGCAGCCAGAAGCACACCGTCAACACCTTGGCGGACCTGCATGATCTGGTCACGTCCGTCGCCACCCAGGGCGCCGCCCTGGTCAAAGGTGAGCTGCTGCGTGATCTCGTGGACGAGAAGCGCGCCGGCGCCACCTCTCCCTCCACCCTCACGCAGTGGGCCTGTCTGGACTTTGACGGGTTTCTCGTTCAGGGCCAGACCCCCACCGTCGATCAGGCGCTGCAGCTGCTGGGCCTGGGCGATGTCTCCTACGTCCTCCAGTACAGCTCGAGCGCCAGCCTGCCGCAGTGCCCCGGCCTGCGCTGTCACGTATTCATGCTGCTGGAGGGAGCCATCACCCCGTCGCAGCTGAAGGTCTGGCTCGAGCACTGCAACTACTCGGTGCCAGAACTGGCCAACGATCTGGAACTGGCCGGCAGCCGTGTGGCTCTGCGCTACCCGCTGGACATCACCACCTGCCAGAACGACAAGCTCCTCTACGTGGCGCCGCCGGTCCTGGCCTCAGGTCTGACTGACCCGTACCCGGGCGCGGCCCGCGTGCAGCTGGTCACCCGCTCGCTGGACTGCATCCCGCTCTCCCGCGTGCTGGCTGATGCGCAGCTGGTCATGGAGACCCGTCGCAAGACGATCGACGAGCTGCGCAAGAAGCTGGGCCTCGGCAAGGTGAAGGGGACCATTCAGTATCTGCCCTCCGGGGACGAGATGCTGACCGGCATCCCCGCGGGCACCATGACCATCACCGGGCTGAAGTCCGAGCGCGGCTTCACCTACATGAACCTGAACGGCGGCGATAGCTGGGGGTACTTCCACCCGGACGACGACTTCAAGTTCCTCTACAACTTCAAGGGTGAGCCGGTCTACTCCATCAAGGACGCGCTGCCCTCCTACTACGCCGAGAAGCAGGCGCAGCTGGAGCAGGCCTCGATCGAGATGGGCGAGCCCGTCCCCTTCGTGGTCGCTGACGGCGCCGGCAAGTATGTCTACGGCCGCTACCACCCGGACATCGGTGTGGTGGGCCAGTGGAACACTGCCACGTCGCTTCGGATGGTCGAGGATTACTTCACTGCTCTGGAGGTGGATCCGCCCGAGGTCATCCGAACCTGCCGGCCGGTCTACGACCCGACCACCCACTCGGTCATCGACTACGAGGCCGAGACCCTGAACAAGTTCGTGCCCTCACCTTTCATGAAGATGACGGGCACGGAGACACGGACTCATCAGGAAGGAGCCCAGTACCTAGTACAGAGTACCTCGTTGCAGTGGATCGGCCGTCTGATCAAGCACGCCATGTCGGACGACCAGACCGCCATCGAGTACTTCCTGAACTGGGTCGCGCACATCTTCAAGAACCGGACCAAGGCGGGCACCGCCTGGATCCTGACGGGTGTGCAGGGCTCCGGCAAGACCGTGCTCTTCGAGCAGGTGCTCAAGCCTCTGCTCGGCGAGACCAATGCTCTGCTCCTGTCGCTCGAGACGTTGGCCGAGAAGTTCAACACCTACCAATCGGAGAGTCTGTTGGTGGTGGTGGACGAGGTGAACGTGCGCGAGCACAAGGGCAGGGACCAGTTGAACAACAAGCTGAAGATGCTGGTGACGGGCGACACCGCCCCCGTGCGCTCCATGCGCAAGGAGGCCGCCCAGCAGCGCAGCTGGAACAGCTTCATCCTCATCTCTAACTCGAAGTACCCGATCGATGTCGAGCAGGGTGACCGGCGCTACAACATCCCGGCCTACCAGGCGACCAAGCTGGATCCCAGTTGGGTCGACACGAAGGCGATCGCAGCGGAGCTGCAGGCCTTCGCGAACTTGCTCATCTCGATCAAGGTGGATGAGGATCGGGTCCGCTTCCCGATGGCGTCGGCACAGAAGCTGAGCGCACAGCAGGTCAGTCTGACTGACCGCGAGCGCGTGGCTGATGTGCTGAAGTCCGGGGACCTGATGCCGCTGGCCAAGCTCATGCCCAATGCCGACGAGTCGCTGGACATGTTCGACCTGCAGCGGCTGAAGCTGGCGGCGCACATCTTCAAGCGGGTCTGTCTCGACGAGATCTCGCCGGACAAGATCAGCACCAACGAGATCCGAGTGCTGTACGAGTACCTGCTCGGCAAGCAGATGGCCAGCGAGTTCAAGCGCGTGGCCTGGCTTGACGAGATGGGCCTGGAGGTCAAGAACGTGCGCATCGGCGACAAGGTGGTGCGCGGCTTGACGATCCCTTCTAAAACCCTGACTCCTGAACAGAAGGACGAGGTCAGGGATCTGATCAAGGACTTCCTGTGAAGCAACTTCTCATCTCCTGCGCGGCCGAACTGATCCGGCTGCGCACCACCAACCATCAACTGTTGGAGGCGATCAGTGTCGCGCTACAAGACCAACACGTCGCGGTACCCAAAGTTCCAGTGGCGAACGAACCCGCACGTCGTGATGAGGTACATCAAGGCGTTGCGTTCCTCATCGATCCTCGATGAGCACGTGCTGGGTATTAACCCAGCGCTGCTCATCCATCGAGAGATCTTCGCCGATGAGCTGGAGCGGCAGCATCGCCACAACACGAAAGGCAACGAGCTGACGGTGGCTGTCTACACCGACGGCGTTGACGCTCCGCAAGGAGCGCCCCACCCCGGCGTCACCATTCGACGCCAAGTCCACGAGGAAATCTCCCATGAGTGAAACCAACACCTCCACCGCCGCCTTCCTGAAGCAGGAATACGAGCGCAAACCGGTCGACGAGCTGCTGCAGATCTTCTACCGCGCCAACGAAGTCGCCAACGACGACGTGTTCGAGCTGGTGCAGGACATCCTGCTGGAGCGCGGCGGCAAGGCTGTGAAGGCCAAGGTCGCCACGCAGTTCCTGACCGACCTCGTGAACGAGGTCACCTCTTCGATGTCGGAAGAGTGATCATGGCAGCCGCTTCAATCAACTTGCAGCGGCTGCTCCAGGAGGCCTTCGAGGCCTCCTCCATCGAGCAGTTGCTGCGTGACCTGGCCGTTGCCGAAGGCAACATCGACCCCACCGAGTTCGTCATCAATGAGCTGCTGCGACGCGGAAACCAGTTGCTGTACGAAGAGCAGCGCGGGAAGTTCTGGAACAAATCCCTCGACGACATCCGAGAGGCCCGAAATGCCGCTGTATCTCCGGCACAGTGGCGGGCACTGCAGCGTGTTCTCGAGGAGCGAGAGCGGGGCGAGCTGGGTCAGACTGACGGACGACCTGCTGCACGTCCTGCTGATGCTGGCTGCGGCCGGCCTGAGTGTCCTGTTCATGACGAGGATTGCTGAATGGCTATCGTGAAAGTGAAATCGGGGCTGGTCACGCTGCCCCGCCAGTCGTCAGACGGTGCCGCCGGCTACGACATCTTCGCCGCAAGCGCGGCGATGATCCCGCCGCGTGGTGCAGGCGTTGTGCGGACTGGTCTGCACGTGCAGATCCCGCCGCACACGGTGCTGCTGGTCTACAGTCGCAGCGGTCATGGCTTCAACCATGGCGTGCGTCTGTCGAACTGCACCGGGGTGATCGACTCCGACTACCGCGGCGAGATCCTGGTGAAGCTGCAGAACGACTCGGACAAGGAGTTCCGGGTGGAGACCGGTGACAAGGTGGCCCAGGCCGTCCTGATGCCGTTCTTCCGCATGGACTTCGAGACCGTGGATGAACTGGACGAGACCGACCGGGGAACCGGCGGGTTCGGGAGCACTGGAAAATGAAGGTGACGGACTGGGTATGGGTAGCGATCGCCGCCGGCGTGATGCTGCTGAGAACGCAAGGGGCGTTCGCTCATGGCTGCGAAGGCGACTTCGCATGCGCACAGAACCCGCAGCATCAGTGGCAGCAAGAGCAACAGCAGCAGACTCAAGGGCAGGCGGCGACTGGCGGGGCAGCTTCGGTGACGAACGCATCGCGCAGCTGGTCCGTGAGGCCTGTGCAGCCGGTTGTGCCGCCAGCGATCACGCCGAGCGCCACCGTGAGCCGCTATGCGGACACGGAGTGTCAGCCGAGGATGAAGATCGTTCGCCGGAGCGTGAATGGTCTGAATAACCGGCCGATGGGCGCGCAGGAGTTCGAGGCAGGCACGGACATGTACGTCGTCTCTGACGAGGAGATGCCGTACAAGCGCGTCGAGCTGGCACCCGGCCTGGTCCGCTTCTTCGGCCACCGGATGACCGAGACCACAGCCGTAACCACTGTGTCTACCGGCTGGGGCTTCGGGATCGGCGGCAACGGGAGTAACGGAGCCGGCGGCAGCATCGGTGCCGGCGCCAGTGGCGGACTGCAACGCTTGATCACCACGATCCGGCTGATGGACTGCGTCGCGTATGAGCTGGACACGCGCACGCCGCCCAAGCCGGAGGTGGTGGAGAAGGTCAAATGGCGCACCCGGACGGTTGAGAAAGTCGTCCCGGTGATCCCCTGCATGACGTGCATGGAGAAGAAATGAACCAACGAGCAATCGACCAAATGGTCGCCGACCAGATGCGGGCGACGAACCTGGCCTCGGCGGTGTACTGCACCGCCTCGCGCCGCAAGATCCACGAGGCTGCCCAGGACAAGGTGATCGCTGATCTGCGACGCCGCATCTCGGCCCTCGAGGATCACCTGAGCAAGATCGGCGAAGTGCTGATCGACATCGACACCAACCTGGACGTGATCATCAATGACAAACCGTAAGCTGCTGGACAAGCTGTACAAGTCCCTCGAAGAAGTTCCTGACGACGCTGAGGTCACCGCGGTGGTAGGCCTGATCGCCTACAAGGGCAAGCAGGACGACCAGCTGCCGACGGTGCAGGCCTACGGCGGCAATGCGCACGACATCGCGTGCGTCGTCGCTGACCTCATCGCCTCGCTGAGCGCCGAGCTGCCTGAGTTCAATCAGCAGCTGGCCCACTACCTCGAGCAGCACGCCGAGGCCGTTCGGGCCGAGTCCTCCAACCCTCACACGCTTCACTGATGAAACCACGCAAGTACGGGGTCTCTGACGCACTGCAGTGCCGCCCCACTCACTGGTGTGCAAGCTGGGTCGAAGCCTTGTGCTTGCGTGTCTCTCTGAATCAAGCAGCATCAACGTTCCGGTACTTCATCGTCCCCGGACCGGACCTCAAATCACTCAATAGGAAGGCATGACCATGCGTCCCCAACAAGCCGCGAAAGCCCTGGAACTCCTCATCAACGCCAAACAACCCGTCATGCTGCATGGCAGCCCGGGTGTCGGCAAGTCCCAAATCGTGAAGCAGGTGGCCAAGAAGCTGGGCCTGGAGCTGATCGACCTGCGCCTCTCGCAGCTGGACAGTGCTGACCTGCGCGGCATCCCCCTGGTGACCGGCACGGCTGCCTCCAAATCCCGCAAAACGGACTGGGCCACGCCCAAGTTCCTGCCCACTGAAGGCAAGGGTATCCTGTTCCTCGACGAGATCAACTCCGCGGCGCAGGCCACGCAGGCTGCTGCCTACCAGCTGGTGCTGGACCGCAAGCTGGGCGACTACGAGCTGCCGGAAGGCTGGGTGGTGGTCGCCGCCGGCAACCGGATGCAGGACCGCGCGATCGTGAACCAGATGTCGAGCGCGCTGAAGAATCGCTTCAGCCACATCGACTTCGAGGTCCACTTCGAGGACTGGATCGACTGGGCCTTCGGCGCCAACATCGATGACACGATCATCGCCTTCCTGCGCTTCCGCAAGGACTTCCTGAACGAGTCCGAGTCCCACTCGGGCACCACGAAGGAAGAGAAGCAGCGTCTGCAGAACCTGAAGGACGCCAAGGCCTTCGCCACGCCGCGCAGCTGGGAGTTCTTCGACCGCATCCTGAAGCAGGAGCCGGACGAGGAGCTGCTGCCGATGCTGGCCGCTGGCACGGTCGGCGACGCCGCCTCGGTCGAGTACATGGCCTTCAGGAACCTGTACCGCGACCTGCCTACGGCCGAGGAGATCCTCGAGAAGCCCGAGGAGACCCGTCTGCCGAAGCAGCCGAGCGCCAACTACGCCGTCACGACCATGCTGGCACGGCACACGACGGCGAAGAACTGGCAGCAGGCCATGAAGTACATCGAGCGGCTGCCAGGTGAGTACCAGGTGCTGTTCGCCCGCGACATCGTCCGCAACCCGGCCAACAGCAATCTCTGCTTCCAGCCGGAGTTCATGACATGGGTGCGCGAAAGCAAGCTGATCTGACCCCTGAGCAGTACGTGGTGGCCGACTCGCTCTTCGATCTGCAGATCGAGCACTGGCGGGATATCTCCTTGGAGGCGCGCGAAGCAGCAGCGCGCGCCTGCTACCCCGCCGTGATCGTCGAGCAGATCGAGCAGCTTCCTGCGGAGCTGCGCGAGAACATGACGGGGTCCGTCATGGTTGGCGGCGGGACGCCGCGCTACCTGCGGATCCCCGGCTGGCCGGAGCTGTACGACCACCCTCGGCTCTCCATCTTCCAGACACCTGTCGAGATTCATAAAGCCTTGGCCGTCTGCAACGACTACATCAAGGCTGGCAACCATTACCGCATCCACCGCGATTTGGAGCACGTATGGAAGATCTTAAGCAGTTCGGCTTGCAGGTCTCTGCGCGATCGCCTGGAGCAGAGGATTTCCTCCGACGATTCATCGCCCTCGTAGTAGAGCGTTGGCTCTGGGATCTGGACAACGTCACCCAGCTCTGCGTCGCAACCCTCCCCCCGGAGAGGGGGTCGGCTTTGGCGAAATTCATCTGGCATGCTGCGGAGAAGGACATCCGATTCGCTTCCTGCCACCAGACAACAAGCCTCGGCCCCCTCAATTTTTTCTGGGGGCTGCCCACCTACGTGCCGCCGAACACTCTGCCTGGCACGGTTGACTACAACCGCCTACCCAAGGATCTGCGCACCCGGATCGAATCGGTGTTGCACCTCGTTTCGGATCTGCCGATCCCCATCGAGAGCCGGGAGATCTTCACCAGCACCCGCTTCGACGGCCCTTGGGACAAGGACCTGCCGCCCAGCTTCAGCCAATGGCGCGCCCGCCTCAGCTTCATCGGAGATCAGCTGTGACCCTGTACGAGTTCATGCGCGAGCTGGAAGTTTCCCCCTGGTTTCAGGAGCGCCTCCAGACAGGTCTGATGGCAGCCGTCCATGAGCTGGTGCCGGCCGGGGCCATCAAGGCCTGGCACAACCGCCCGGCGGGCGTCTCTGAGCACCGGCCCCGCCGCATCGAGCTGCGCTACGGTAGCTATCGGCGGCTGTATACCCAGACGCCGGATCTGCCGATGCTGATGGTGCCGGCAGAGTTCAGTGTCGACTACCTACCACTGCATCGGTTGAAGAGCGGTGTGGCTCAGGCCTTCGTGATGGATGTACGGGCCTTGGCCCAACTCGACGCCTGGCAACAGGGTCGGTTGCTCGGCAACCCCTACTGCATTCACTTCGTCCCGGACACGGTGGATGACCTGCTCAACGAGGATGCTTCCAATGACCCCCTACTCGCTCATACGCAAGGCCTCGCAAAGCTCTGGCGTCTTGCCCCGACCGTCTCAGAACCTAGTACGGAGTACTCAGGAGTCCCTTTTTAGGGAGATCCGGTGGGCCTGTGCTGACACCCCGCTCGCGGCGGCAATCCTCGAGCGAAGCCACGCCGTGCCGGAGGAGTACTCCGACTGGCTGCCTGTCTGGTCGAAGATGACGGTCACGGTTGACGGAGCCACCTTCAAGTACGACCAGCCGGGCTGCAGCTTCTACAACGAGATCGGCGAAGAAGATCTACTCGAGCTGGCTCAGGTAGACGATGGCTGGAAGGTGTTTCAAGCCGCTGCCAAGATCCGCAAAGGGATCGTGTTCATGAACCAGCAGAAGGACCACTTCACCTACGAACACATCCTCGAGCACTGGGGGTGGATGGCCGAGAGCGACATCCCCTGCATCAAACGAATCCTCAACACGAACGTCAGGACTGAAGCATGAAACTCGAAATCATCAACGGCAAGATCCGCGTCACCCCCGCCTTCGTCATGCACCGCTCGGAAGAGCGCCTGTACGAGATCAAGAAGCTGCGCCACCGCGTCTGCTGCGATCGCGTGCGCGAGGCGATGACCGAGAAGAACCTGATCGGCTGGCCCAAGTACAGCAGCGAGCACGCTGTGGTGAAGAAGGATCCTGAGTACCAGTGGCTTGCGCAGATCGGCAAGCAGTCGTTCGACCGCCTGGCTGAGTTGCGGGCGGTGGCCCGCAAGCACTGGCCGAAGAATGACGCCTTCTTGCTGCTCTCCATCGAGGACTACAGCCTGCTGACGGGGCGCTCGCAGTATGGCTACTGAGAAACACGACGCCTGGATGGCGGCGCAGATCCGGGCATGCGACCGTGTCATGTCCGCGCATCGAGGTGACCCGGAGAGCAAGGAGTACCGCTTTGCCCGGGACACCTACGATCTACTGATCAGCGCGAGCACTCACCTCTGCGTAGCTACGCTGAACCTCATCTCCGACGGTACTCAGACTGAGCTGAAGGGGTGCGGCAAGTACGAGCCCCTGCTGGACAACTTACGCCTGCTGAGACTGATGCAATGAAACTCGACGACGACCTCATCGACCACTTCCGCGAACAGATCGTGATGTGGCACAACGAAGAGCATCCGGACACGCAGATCCTGCGGGACAACTTGTTTGGCACCGCGGAAGAGTACGTGCCGTGTGACTACTTCGGTCACATCATGGCTCATCCCCGGGAGAAGGCGCCGGGACGGATCATGTTCCGCGGCAAGCGGCAGTCGTACCTGCGCCGCGCAGCGTTCCTCGCAGATGTGGTCGTCACGCTTCAGGCCAACGGGCGTCCGGACTTCAGCTGGATGACCCGCAGGCAGATCGTTTTCTACCACCTCCTGCGGAGACACTATGACCGAACCGGTTCTCTTATCTGAGCTGAACCGCATCGACCGGTGGCTGGCCACGGCTCAGCTGCCGGACGCGAAGCGCATGGCACTGCAGGCTGCGGTGCGCAATCTGCGCATGCACGGCCCTGCGTTGAAGGACAGATTGGTCTGGTACACCGAGTGGGAGCCGGCCCACCGCGCGTACATCAAGACGGACGCCGGCACCACGAGCCTGATGCTGCTGGCGCAGGCCACCATTCTCGAGTACAAGTCCCACTGGAGCAAGTGATGCTGCTACTTCCTTCTCAGCTCACTGTGGTCCCTTGGCATTACCTCACGGTGCGCGTCATCTCAAAGTGGAATGAGATGTACCCGGATCTGCGGCTCGTACCGAACGTGCATGAGCACAAGGCGCTCGTCACGGAGTTTGTGGCGGTGGGCGTCGGCTACGAGGAGTACAACCGGATGGTGGTCTGGGGCCTGCGCGTCGACTACGAGGCAGGCTTTGGGGAAGAGTGCTCGAAGCGGTCGAAGGAAGAGCAATGGATCCGGGCCTCGCAGGTGATCGTCGAAGAGGACTACCCGGCCTTTCAAGCAGCCAAGGGCTTTCTGCAGTTCGCCCGGCATCAGGACGTGCATCGGTGGCTGCGTGACAGACAGCTGCTTGCGCACAGCAAATCCGAGACGGCGGCAGCGCTTCGCAAACTGCTGCCGGATCTCGAGTTCCGTGATGCCTTTCTGAGGATGATGAAATGAAAGTTGAGTCGATCTATGACGCCAGGGCGATCGCCCGGGAATTCCACGCGATGCGCAACATCACCGAGTGGAACGCGATGTTCCCCCACATGCAGGTCAAGTGGATGGAGAAACGCATCCCTGGCGTGACTCCGCTCAAGTTGAAAGCGCATGACCCTAAGAGCATCGCCCCTTGGACCTACTTCGTCACACCGCTTGAAAGCATGCTGATCGATCCGGAAGAGTTCGATCGGGCGTGTCAAAGCGAGGAGTGGAAGCAGGTATCACTGCCGATTGGCGAGGTCGAAGGTGAAGTGATGAGCGTTATGCGCGATCTCGCAATCTGCTGTCGAACTTCGGATCTGGAAAGATGGTTCACCAAACCTCTCGCTCTGAAGAAGAGCAAGTCACCCTACGCCGCAAAATTGCGGGACTCGTTACCGCATGTCAGACATATGGCGAGTTGCCTCTCCCTTCTGCGCTGAACGGCATCGCCTACCAGCTCCTTGAGCAGGCCATCAACGCTGAGTGGGAGCAGTCTGGGCGCCCACCGCTGCAGTTCGGTAGGAGCATCGCGCATCCGATCAGGGTGTGCATCGTGATCCCAGGCCGCGAGGAGCCAGTGGAGCAGACCATGTACCTGGACGAGCCGGCGCATGGGAACATGCTCTTCACCTCCACGCGGGTCGTCGAAGCCTGGTTCTTCTACCGCAAGGCTCGGGGGCTTTGCACCTTCTGGATGGCCAGCTCGAAAGAAAACAAGCACCGCATCCTCTGCTGGTCCAAGGATCCAAAGCGGCTCTTTCGAGCCAAGTCGTACATGGCTCCGTCTTTCATCAATGTCTGGTACGACTATCTCCCGTACATCCCCATTCTCAAACTCATGAAGGCCTGATATGGCAACTACCATCACCCCCGCAACCAAAGCCATGACCTGGATGCTGCTGAATTCGCAGCCCTTCTTCGCTTCCCTGGTCATGCGCATGGAAGTCCGTGAAGCCACCGACAAGGACCCCGAGTGCCCGGTCGCCTACACGGACGGCGCCCGGATCATCTACAACTCCGAGGTCTTCGCTGCCATGCCGGAGCCGGAGCGCGCTGGGGTGCTGGCGCACGAGGTGATGCACTGCGCACTGCTGCATCACCTGCGTCGCGAGGGGCGCGACCCTGAGCGCTGGAACATCGCCACGGACTACGCCATCAACATCGTCCTGCATGACGCCGGCATGAAGCTGCCGCAGGGCGGCCTGCTCGACGCCCAGTACCGTGGCATGACGGCCGAGGAGATCTACAGCAAGCTGCCGGAGCAGCCCTCCGATCAGCAGAAGCAGAAGTCCGCCGCCACCGGCACGGTGGGCGATGGCGAGAATGCCAACGGCACCGAGGGTGACAAGGACGCCGAGGAACGCCGCTGGCAGCAGACGCTGGCCGAGGCCGCTCAGGCTGCCAAGATGTCCGGTCATCTGCCGTCCGCACTCGAGATCTTCATCAACGGTCAGCTGGCTCCGAAGGTGCGCTGGGCTGAGGCGCTCTCGCGCTTCATGACTGAGCGCTCGCCTGACGACTACAGCTGGCAGCGCCCCAATCGCCGCTTCATCGGCGGAGGACTCTTCATGCCTTCACGTCAGAGCAACGACACTCTCGGCGAGATCGTGGTCGCCATCGACACCTCCGGCTCGATGACGCAGGAGCTGCTCGAGCGCGTGGCCGCCGAGCTGAACGACATCAAGCAGGCTGCCCGCCCGACCAAGCTGCATGTGGTCTACTGCGACAGCGACATCCAGCATGTCGACACGTTCGGCCTGCACGATGACATCGAACTGGCGCTGCGCGGCGGTGGCGGCACGTCCTTCCAGCCGGTGTTCGACTGGATCGAGGAGAACGAGATCAACCCGCGCTGCCTGGTGTATTTCACCGACGGCTACGCTGATTTCCCCGAACAACCGCACTCGTACCCCGTCATGTGGGCTATCATCGACTCCTCCGAGACCCCTCCCTGGGGTGAGATCCTCCACATCGACGCATGATCTACAACGAGTCCCTCGCTTACTTCATCCTCGACAAGAAGAGGTGGGAGAAGCTCCCGGCCGACCACGTGCTCACGTGCGGCCGGGTCAAGTTCAGCGCCAGGCGCCACCTCGTCACGGAGCGGTGGTCCACAAAGCGCGAAGCGCTGCAGCGCATGTACCCAGGCAGTGTCTTAGTACTCGAAACTCGGTACAAAGACACCTGGCATTACCAGGCCATCAAGGAGCAGAAGTGAAACCTCCCATCACCACGTGGAGCTACTCGCGGCTGGTGCAGTTCGAGAGCTGCAGGCTGAAAGCGAAGCTCATGTTCGGCGACAAGATCCCTCAGCCCGAGCCCGAGCGCCAGCCGGGGGAGCTTGAGACCAAGCTCGAGCGCGGCATCCGCCTGCACTCCGCCGCGGAAAAGTTCGTGAAGGGAGAGGTGGAGCTGGTCGAGGAGCTGAAGCCATTCAAGAAGGAGCTGACACCGCTGAAGGCCCTCTTCAAGAAGGGCAAGGTGAAGGTGGAGGATGAGTGGGCCATGAACGCCGAGTGGAAGCCGGTGGCGTGGACCTCATCCGACAGCTGGCTGCGCCTGAAGTGCGACGCCGTCGCACAGATCACTGACGACCACGTCTTGGTCATCGACTACAAGACGGGGCGCAAGTGGGGTAACGAGATCAAGCACGGTGAGCAGCTCATGCTCTACGCCATCGTTGTCATGATGCGGCAGCCCGCCGCGCAGAAGGTCACGTGCGAGATCTGGTATCTCGACAATGGCGAGGTCGTGAGCCGCGAGTTCAAGCGCGAGCAGCTGGACGAGCTGAAGGCCAAGTTCAACGCCCGGGCGCTGGACCTGACCACCTGCACCGACTTCCCTGCCAACCCCAACATGTTCTCCTGCAAATATTGCCCGTATGGCCCGCGCGGCACCGGGCATTGCGACAAAGGTGTCTGAATGACGTTCCCGCTATTCGACCATCAGAAGAAGTCCGTCGACTTCATGCGTACCCACGAGCGTGTGCTCGATGCCAGCGACCCCGGCACCGGCAAGACGCGCGTCCAGATCGAGCTGTTCGCCGAACGGCGGCGCAATGGCGGGGGCTGTGCCCTCGTCATCGCTCCCAAGTCACTGCTGCGCTCGGCCTGGGAGAACGACTTCGCCAAGTTCGCCCCGCACATCACCGTGTCAGTGGCGCAGGCGAAGGGCCGGGCCCAGGCGTTCTCCCGCCCGGCGGACGTGTACGTCACCAACGTCGACGCCACGAAGTGGCTGATGGAGCAGCGGCCGGAGTTCTTCGCCCGCTTCGACACGCTCATCCTGGATGAGCTGAGCGCGTTCAAGCATCACACATCGCTGCGGTCGAAGGCCCTGAACAAGATCAAGAGCCACTTCAAGTACCGGTACGGGCTGACGGGCACGCCAAACTCCAACGGGATCACCGACATCTGGAACCAGATCTACATCCTGGATGACGGGCAGCGTCTCGGCAAGAGCTTCTACAAGTTCCGGAACATGACCCAGACGCCCTCCCAGGCTGGCCCTGCGGCCAACATGCTGAAGTGGGAGGACAAGCCGGGCGCGGAACAAGCGGTCGGCGAGCTGATCAAGGACATGACTGTGCGTCACAAGTTCGAGGAGTGCCTCGACGTGCCGGAGAACTTCGAGACGGAAGTGCCCTTCTTCATGCCGCCGGGCCAGGCCACGGTCTACAAGACATTCAAGCGGGACGCACTGCTGGCGCTGGAGAGTGGCGAGGTCATCAGCAGCGTCAACGCTGCCGGCGTCGCCAACAAGCTGCTGCAGATCGCCTCGGGCGCCACCTACACCGGGGACGCCAACAAGTACGCGGTGGTGGACCCCAGCCGGTACGAAATGATCGCGGACCTGGTCGAGGCCCGGCAGCACAGCGTGGTCTTCTTCCACTGGCGCCACCAGCGTGACCTCCTGATGGAGGAGTTCACCAAGCGCGGCATCACCTTCGCCGTCATCGACGGCAGCGTGAAGGAGCAGGACCGGATGGAAGCGGTGAAGGACTACCAGAACGGCTTCTACCGCGTGATGCTGGCCCACCCCGCCTCGGCGGCCCACGGCCTGACGCTCACGCGCGGCACGACGACGATCTGGGCGTCGCCCACCTACAACCTGGAGCACTGGTTGCAGGGGAACCGGCGGACGTACCGGGCCGGCCAAACGCAGCGCACCGAGACGATCAGCATCCTGGCGAAGGGCACCATCGAGGAACTGGTCTACCAGCGCCTGGCTGACAAGAACGTGAAGCAGATCAACATCCTGGAGTTGCTCAACTCCGCATTCAAACAGGTCACCCCATGACGGATCGCAGCAAACTGGAAGTCGGTGGCAAGGTCTACGACATCATCACGATGGACGCGGAGACCGCCTTCGGCAAGGACTACACCCTCTCGAAGATGAGCACGTCGGACTACGTGCGCGACCCGCGCTTCCACGTCCACTGCTGGTCGGTGAAGATCGGCGAGGGCCAGACCAAGGTCTACTTCCGGGAGCAGATCACCGAGTTGTTCAACAGCATCGACTGGTCCAAGACGGCGGTGATCGGCCACAACCTGGCCTTCGACGGCTTTATCCTCCACGAGGTCTACGGCATCCACCCGGGTTTCTACATCGACACCCTGTCGATGGCCCGCGCGGTCCACGGTCACGCTGGACGCCACAACCTGGACACCATCGCCAAGGCTCACGGCCTGGCAGGTAAGGTGAAACAGGCGGCGCTGTACGACATCAAGGACAAGTGGGACCTGACCGAGGAAGAGGAGAAGGCCCTGGCGCTCTACGCCACGGACGACGTGGATGACACCTTCGAGATCTTCTGGGCGATGTACCCCTTCATGCCGGACAGCGAGCTGCGGCTGGTGGACATGACCATGCGCATGTTCTGCGACCCGGTGCTGGAGGTGGACATCCCGCTGGTCGAGGAAGAGCTGAAGGAAGAGCTGGGCCGCAAGATGGTCGCCATCGAGCAGGGCGGGGTCGACATCGACACGCTCATGTCAAACGAGAAGTTCGCCCAGGCCCTGCGCGACCGCGGCGTCGAGCCGCCGATGAAGGAGAGCGTGCGGACTGGCAAGCAGACGTATGCCTTCTCGAAGGCGGACCTCGAGTTTCAGGCGCTCGGCAATCACCCGAGCCGCGACGTGAAGAACCTGTACTTCGCCCGGCTGGCAGCCAAGAGCACCATCGGCGAGACCCGCGCAGGCCGCTTCATCGAGACCGGCAAGGATGGCCAGAAGCTGCCGGTGATGCTGCACTACAGCGGGGCCCACACGCACCGCTGGAGCGCCGGCAACAAGATGAACATGCAGAACCTGCCGAAGAAGGGCCGGCTGCGCCGCGCCGTGATCGCGCCGAAGGGCTACGCGCTGTGCGTGATGGACTCGGCGCAGATCGAGGCCCGCGGCATCGCGTGGCTGGCCGGCGAGCAGCGTGTGCTGGACATGTTCCGTGACGGCACTGACCTCTACATCGACCTCGCCAACGACATCTTCGGCAAGCCCGAGGTGCCCTACGGCAAGTCGAGCCCGGAGCGGACGGTCGGCAAGGTTGGTCGGCTGGGCCTGGGCTTCGGGATGGGCTCGCTCAAGTTCAAGGACACGCTTGCCAAGGGCATGATGGGGCCGGCTGTGAACCTGACGGAGCTGGAGGCGGCGAAGGCCGTGTCCACGTTCCGCACGCGCAACCCGAAGATCGTGCAGTTCTGGGCCAAGATGGACGAGGCCATCACGGCCATGATCCTCGGGCGCGATCTGAAGGTCGGCGTGCTCGAGTTCGGCAAAGGCTTCTGCCGGCTGCCGAATGGGCTGTTCCTGCACTACGAGGATCTGCAGGGCACGCCGGTGTTCGACCACCAGGGAGGCGTCTCGTTCAAGGACGTGACCTACAAGGTCAAGGCTGGTCGAGCGAAGCTGTACGGCGGCCTGCTCGCGGAGAACGTGACGCAGGCCATCGCCCGCATCATCGTCGCCGAACAGATGCTGAAGATGCAGGACGCCGGGCTGCGGGTCGTGATGATGACGCACGATGAGGTCGTCACCTGCGTACCGGTGGAGAAGGCTGAGGAGACCTGCAAGATCATGCAGGAGATCATGTCGACGCCGCCGGATTGGGCCGTTGGCTACCCGCTGAACGCAGAGGGTGGCTGGGATATCTGCTACTCGAAATGAACTGGCGAGACCACTTCCTGAAGGAGATGAAGGGCCTCACGCCGGACGCCAGGAAGAACTACTTCCGGCGGCAGGCGATGGTTCATCACCCCGACAGGGGTGGCGACCCGGAGGCCTTCGCCGCCCTGAAATGGGCGAGCAACCAAGCCTACTCCGGCCCCTGCACCATCTGCGGGGGCCAGGGTTGGTACCGTGAGAAACAGGGCCACTTCACCAAGAAGGTGATGTGCCCGGAATGCTGGAAACCGAGAATATGAAAACGATTGGCGAATGGATCGAAGAGCTGGCTGCTCTGAAGCGCGAGAAGGCTGCCAAGGATGAGGAGCTGAAGGCGATCAACCTGCAGATCCTCGGCGTGGAGCGCGAGATCTTCGACGCACTGGACGCACAGGAGATCACGCGCAGCGAAGGGGCATCTGCGAGTGTCAGCATCGTGACGAGCACGAAGGCTGAGGTCATCGACCGCGAGGCCTTCGACGAGTACGTGCTCGAGAGCCGCAACATCCACCTCTACGAGAAGCGCGTCAACTCGGCTGCCTGCCGTGAGCTGTTCGAGCGCGGCGAGATGATCCCCGGCGTGCTGCCCAAGCAGTATCGTCGCCTGCATCTGAGGAACAAGTGATGGTCCTGCGATTCGGCGACACGTTCATCAATGGCACCAAGGAGAACATGCGTGCTCTCCTGGCTGCCTACCCCGGACTGAAGAAGTCCAACAGCGCCGCTCTCGTGAGCGCCATCCGCAAGCACGAGCGGCAGATCGAGTCGATGCGTTACACGACCATCGACGGCCTGGATGTGCGGATCAGCCGCATTCCGTCAACCCACTGAAGACCCCCATGACCCGCACAACGTCGAACCTGCCAGCAACCTACCAAGCGCAGCTGCTGGCAGAAGCCCAGTCGATCCAAGGCAGGATCTCCTCGCCGGCCACCGGCAAGATCCGCTGGATCGGTAATCACACCATCGCTCTGCCTGACGGACAGGAAGGTGAGGAGCTGGAGGCTGTGATTATCGACTTCATCACCGTCAACAGCTACTTCGATCAGCAGTACTCGCCGAGCAACCCGGTACCGCCCGCATGCGTGGCCATGGGTTACGACGTGTCCACGCTGGCCCCGCTGGAGCAGTCGCCGGTGCCGCAGTGCAGCAACTGCCTGATCTGCCCGCAGAACCAGTTCGGCTCTGCCGGCCGCGGCAAGGCTTGCAAGAACACCCGCCTGATCGCACTCACGAGCGTGGCAGACGAAGGTGAAGACCCGATCATGTGGACTGCCAGCATCCCGCCGGTGAGCCTGAAGCACTTCGACGCCTACGTGCAGAAGCTCGCCACGAAGATGAAGACGATCCCCATCGGCGTTGTGACGAGGATCTTCCTGCGCGACGATGTGGCCTACCCCGAGCCGAAATTCGAGGTGGTCAGGCCGCTGCGCGAGGACGAGTTCGAGACCTACATGCGCCGCCGCGAGGAGGCCAAAGCCGTGCTCATGACACCTCCCGACCTGACAGGCTATCGCTCGCCGAACGGCGCCCCGGTGCGCTTCCAACCGAAGCCCGGCGCCGCTCCGGCAGCAGCTGCGACCAAGCCGCGGAGGGTCCTGCGATGAGCCGCTCGATCCTCACTGAGGTTGACGAGGAGGATCTGAACCTGGCAGAGCTGCAGGCCCGCCGGGCCAAGATCCACAAGGAGGCCGCGGCTAAACTGGTGGCCCTCCAGAACAAGCAGAAGGCAGAGATGGCCAAGCTGCAGCGGGAGATCGCCCGCACGCTCGAGCGCATCGACAGGGAGTTGGCGGCAGCCCAGCCTAGTACACAGAACTAAGTACGGAGTACTTCGATGGCAGCAGTGACGAATCGCGGCTCTGTCCTCTTCTGCGAGGGCGAGAGCATGGATGTGCAGCGGGTGGCGAGCGTGCTCGCGTGCCTGCTGGAGAAGCGCTTTGAGCAGGCTCGGCTGTGGATGCCTGCACACTGGATGGTGCATCCCGACAAGGTTGAGGCCTTCGAGGTGCGCGCGGATGAACCCCTGACCGATCTGTTCGGTCGTCTCGTGGAGTTGAGCAGGAAATGAAGTACCCAGTGATCGGCATTGCCGGTAAGGCCCGGACGGGCAAGGACACAGCTGCGGCAATGCTGCTGGAAGAGTTCGGTGGCTACCGGTACGCCTTCGCTGACCCCATCCGGGGCATGCTGAAGGCCATCGGTGTGGACATGTCGCAGAAGCTCTGGCAGGACCTGAAGGAAGAGCCCATCGAGCTGCTCGGCGGCAAGTCGCCCCGCTACCTCATGCAGACGCTGGGGACGGAATGGGGTCGGCTGATGGTCGACAAGGACATCTGGCTGAACCTCGCCGGCCACTACCTCACCCACACCGGCCCCGGCATGATCATCAGCGACGTGCGCTTCGCCAATGAGGCTGAGTGGGTGCGCAAGCACGGCGGGCTGATCATCCACCTGGACCGGCCGACGGCCATCAAGGTGCGGGAGCACGAGTCCGAGAGCGGGGTGCCGGTTGAGAAAGGCGATGTCCAGATCCTCAACGAGAGCACCAAGGAGCATCTGCGCAAGCAGCTGATCAAGGCAGTATCACCGGAGTGAATACGTCATGAGCCGCAAACCTGAAACCGACTTCATCCAACGGCTGCATCGGAAGATGGGAGCGGTCAAGCCGTATCACATGAAGCTCAACAACCCGCTGACCGCTGGCATCCCGGATGTCTACTACAGCGGCAGCGGTGGCGAGCTGTGGGTCGAGTACAAGTACGACCCGAAGGCCGGGATGGGCAGGAAGTTCGTCCTCCCGGCTCTCTCCCCTCTGCAGATCGCCTGGATGAACGGGCGGTACAAGGAGGGCAGGCAGGTGGCAGTGATCCTCGGCTGCATGAAGGGAGTCATGATCTACACACACGGCAAATGGGCGGTACCGATGGCACCGTCTTTCTTCGAGCAACACCTGGTCAGCGAGCAAGAGGCTGCTGACTGGATCAAATCAAGGACACTGAAGGATGTTGGCAATAGCGTCACTGGCGATGAGCCTACTGCTCAAGCTGATTGAGGCAGCAGCGCGAACCAGGATCGGACTCTTCGGCATCGGTGGGTTTGTAGCGGCTGCCGGTGGGTTTGCAATCGGCTGGGCGGTCATGAAGCTCAAGGAGCTGTGGCACCTCAGCGAGCTGATGTGCGACTGCAAGCGGGACGGATGGTTCCTCTTCAGCTGGTTTAAACCGTCGATTGTCGCGCGCAGTCATGAAGTGGTGATCAACTGGGTCAAGATGCAAGGCCCGGAAATTCAGAAGCAGTACCGCGACGCGCTGGTCGGTTGACCCGTGTCAGTATCGTGACGAGCTGGATCAGGCCAGCTGCTGGACCAAGTACCCTCTCAACCCTCGCCTGAATGGCAACCCAAGGAGTCCACCATGTATAACGCCGCCAACGTTTGGACCGCCGCGATCGGCATGATCGGCGCCGCGATCATCGGCTACTTCGTCAACGAGCATCACAAGCGGGAAGTCAACGACCGCGCTGCAGCGCGGGAGCATGAGTTGAAGATGGCGGAGTACAAACTGAAGCTGGCGGCTCTGGGAGTGGTGGACCAGGAACCAGTCAACCGCATCGCTCAAGACGTCAGGGTTGAGCTGAAGCAGCTGCGGGAGGCACGCGCACGGGCCCGTGCGCTAACCCGACCCAAGGTTGACACCAAGACCGACAAGGTCCGTCCTTTCCCGACTCGTGCCTCCAGCATCGCCGACGCTCAGGCCTTTGAGCGCAACCCCGGTGCCTTCGTCTTCAAGAGCGTTGCCTGACATGATCGAACTCGCCATCTTCGTCGCCTGCGTCTTCACCTTCAACGCCCTCGCCCTGATCATCGCGCTGGCGGTCACCCGGCGGTGGCGAGAGTACCAGCTCCCGGCGTGCATTCAGCGCCACATCCCTGTGTTCGACCCGGTGAGCTACTACCAGCAGAAGGTCACGGTTGGCAGCGCGCTTCGGGCCGTCTTCCTCGACGCGGTGCCTGAGTACGCAGGTCTTCTCTTCGCTTCCCTGACCTTCGGCGAGCTCGTAATCGCCGTTCTGGGCCTTCAGCTGGACTAGGTAGGGTGATCACCCTACCCCATACGAAAAAAGGCGCCTGAGCGCCTCTAATCGATTCCTAGCGGGCATCTGCCCGGTTCGGAAGACGTACCCCTGCCAGATACTATGCCTCGTCCGGTTCGACAGGGACGTGGGCAACGCCCTCTTCGTCTGCTCCGTCTTGGTCGTGGACAACGCGGTGGGCAACCTCGGCTGGCAGCCGGCCCGACTTGATCAGGGCGTCAGTGTCCGCCAGGACGGCCTGCATCTCCTCGTAGGTGGCGTTGTTGCGCAGCATGTTGGCACGGTGGCTGATCACCCGGACGTTGCCCTTCACGTAGCCCAGCAGCGGGTTGATGCGGTCGACAGACGGTACGCGCATGGGGGTGCCCAGCACCGGACAGATGGCTGGCACAACCAGGTCCTCCGGCAGGATGTCGAAGTCGCGCTTGCGCTTGATGGCACGACGCTTGGCGTACTCGTACAGACGCATGGCAGGGTCTTGGTCGGCACGCTTCTGGCGCTGGCGGGCAGCGATGCAGGTCTTGCAGATCGTGCTGTAGCCAGTCTTCGTGTCCTTGCGGGGGCTGAAGTCCGAGATCATCTTGATCGTCAGGCAGCCCTTGCACTTCATCGTCAGCAGGGTCGGGAGGATGGTGGCTTTGGCAAACTTGTCGCGGGACATCTTGGGGTTTTCTCAGAACTCAGTACGGAGTTCTTGGAGGAAGTTGATCAATGCGTGCATTTTATCGGAACTCTTGACACCTGTGTTGTAATTGATACAAGGATTCACAATCCAGAAACATTCGCGGTTGACAGGCGGTTGCATCGGCACGAGTGCCGCGTAGTAGCTGTAGCAGATGTAGTACTGCACTACAACACTCTAAGTCGTTGATTCCAAAGGGGAAAGGTGCGTTTGTTGCACTTCCCGCCGAAAAATTCATCAGTTGTCTATAGGGGGAATATCTAGATGAGAGCCCTTCTCAATGGTGAATGCTATCGCTCTCTCAATATGAATTTTTTAATTGTAGTACTACAAGTACTACAGTACTTGAAAGGCCTTTAGAATCAACGACTTAGCGGTGTAGCAGGTCTCGAGACCACCCCGCATTTGTATAGAGAAAGCGACTACACCGACCCAGCAAACGCAAGCTCCCGGGTGGGTGGAGGCCCGGGAGCAGGTCGAGATTGTTAAATCGTGGTCACTTCGGTGCGTACTTGGCGAGCGGCACCGAGCGGTCCACGAGGTCCCTCGTGGAGGCAGACCCTGCCATCCAGTCGGCGATCGTGCCGGCGTGGTCGGCGGCGGGGCCGACGAAGGAGGCGGCGGGGTTGTCGCCGCGAGCCATGTCCTGCACCGCGTCCACGGCGTACTGCCCGGTGCCGAGGAGCCCGCTGCGCTCCACCTCCTTGCCGAAGAACTGGCCCAGGCTCATGTCGAAGCCCTTGCCCAGCAGCATGGCCTTGGCGGCGTCCGCCGCGGCCATGAAGGGGATGTAGGTCAGCGCCACCTGCGCGGGCTTCGTGTTGCCCTGCTTCCACTCATGCCAGACGCGCTTCATGATCACCTCCTGGAAGCTGTGGGTGAACTGCTTCAAGTGGAAGATCAGGGCGAAGCGCGGGTCGCTGCCCCAGATCGGGCGGTGGGCGGCGTTGGGCCGCAGCACAGCGCTGTCGACGAACTTGAAGAGGGCGCGGCGCAGCCGGTAGGTCGTGTCGTCCTCCTTGGACTTCAGTAGCTCCTCCCGGTTGTTGGTGGCCCAGATGACCTCCACCGCGGGGTCGCCAGCGTGCAGCATGCGGTGGGTGAGCGACACGGCCTTGGTCTCGACCTTCTTCAGGTCTTCAGCCTTCAGGCCCATCTCGTCGAGGTAGCGCTTGGACTCAGCCTTGACCTTGGGGTCGGCCTTCTCGTCGTTGACCGTGCGCAGGTGCTTCAGGATGAACTGGGAGCCGGCGATGGTCGCCTGCACCCGCATGGCCTTGTTCCAGCCCTCCATGCCGTTCCAGCGGAAGAAGGTCTCGTTGAGCTTCTTCAGGCTGCGGGACATGTAGTTGCCGCTGTAGGCGTCGCCATAGGCGTTCATCATGCTGTTCTCGTCCAGCACGCCCAGGTCGCGCACCAGCAGCTCCAGCTCGGTCTCCTCCTGCTTGGCGCCAGTCACCTTCGAGGTCAGGTCCTTGCGTAGTTGCTCCATGCCGCGTTTAAAGCCCTCCCAGGCGTCCTTGAAGCTGCCGGTGCGGATGGCGATACCCAGCGGGTCAATGAGGCTCGCAAAGAGGCTCAGAGGCAGCAGAGCGAGGTTCTCAATGGCGATGATGTTGCCCTGGATGCCCGCCCATGTGCGGTTGATCTCGTTGGCCCCGAGCACGCCCGTCATGGCCGCCGTGCCCTTCATGATGGTCTCGAGGTCCTCCTGCGTGGCACCCTGCTCGAACAGCTCCTTCAGGATGTCCTGGAGCTTCTCGCCACCGTTGCCGAAGCGGCGGGCGTACTCGGCGCGGTGGACAGCCTTGTTGACGTAGCTGGTCAGCACCGCGGTCAGGTCCTGGACCTGGAACTCGACGAACTCATGAGCGTTGCCCACGTTGATGAAGTCGAAGACCCGGCGGTTGACACTCTCGGCGCCCGGCGTGAAGCCGATCTGCTGGTCATTGTCGGCCAGGTCCGTCATGCCATCGCTCAGGGCGATCTTGTCGGCGGCCGTCCGGGCGGCTATTTCGCCCATGAATGGTTCGAGGGCCTCGGCGAACTTCTCGGGGTTGGCCCGGATGGCGGCCGCGTCCCAGTAGCGGGGGAAGTAGTTCGACACCTTGCCCATGTCGCCCCAGACCGGCTTGCCGTACTCATCCGTGCCGATCTGGCGCTTCACGCCGGCCTCCTGCAGGTAGGCGTGCATCTCCTCCAGCAGGGCGCGGATGTTGTGCTCCAGGGTGCTCTTCGGGTGGCGCATGCTCTGCAGGTTGCGCAGGGCGACGGCACGCTGCTGTGCGGTCGTGTCCTTCAGGATGTCGTTGAGTTTGGCAGTCCACACCCCCGTCTGCATGGCGCGCTCCTGCAGGAAGCCCAGACCTTGGCCTTCACGGCCCACGTCCTGATGGAACAGGTCGGCCAGCTTGATGGCGGCCGGCAGGCCGGTGGCGCGCATGCGGGTCGACGCGCTGCTCACCAGCTTCTCGGCCATCTCACCCATGGCCTTGCCGGCCTTCTCGGCTGCGGTCGGCACGAACTGCGGGTTGGCCCGCACCCACTCGGCCATCTTCAGACCGCCGTTGGCGGTCTCGTCAGCGAAGCGCCCTTCGGCGAAGGCAGCGAAGACCTCCTGCGCGCGCTCGGGGCCGAAGTGGACGCCGATCAGGCTGGCGAACCAGCGGAACAGGTCGCGGAAGAAGTTCCCCACGACACCCAGGTCAGCCTTGGGCTCCAGGTTCAGCTTGCCCTCGACCCACAGCTGGTAGCCATAGGCGATGCGCTCGTGCATGCCTACCTCGTCGGTGCGGCTGATGTGAGCCCAGGCAGGCGTGCCCTGGAAGTGCTTGGCGAGCGTGCGCATGACCTGGTCGTCGTGCGCCCAGGCCTGCAACGCGCGGCGCACCTTGGCCACCTCGGGGCGGTAGCGGTGCTCACCCTGACGCAGCATCTCGAAGAAGTCGTGCATGGCCTCGTGGTGGACCGTGCTCGTGTCGTAGGAGCCGTCGGCGCCCACGTTGATCTCGATGGTGCGGTTCAGCACGTCAGCGAAGCGCATCGTGCCCTTCACCCCGCCCTCCGGGTCCACCGCCTTGGCGATCACGCTCGTGCCGCGCAGCTTGGCCACCAGCGCCTTGATCTCCTTCTCGGCCTTGCGGCGAGCCTTCGGATCAGCCTCGACAGGCTTCGCCTCCACCTGCTTCGCTCCGCCCTCAATCTCCGCGCGGCGGCGACGAGCCTCAGCCATCACGGCGCCGGCAGCTTCCGGGTTCGACATGACCAGCTCTTCCAGCTGCTCGTCGGTCATGGCACGGATGTCGTCCGCCAGCTCACGGAACACCTTGGCCTTGGCGTCAGGCGTCTTGGCAGTCTGCAGCCGCTCGTGCAGCATGTGTCGGATGGCCGCCTGGATGTGCGGGCCCCACTTCTGCTTCTGCTCCGGCTTCAGCTTGGACAGGATCTGGTCATAGGCCTGCTTGACAGCAGCCGGCCACGGGGCATAGCCAGTCGCCATGGCGGTCTTCTTCTGCTCCGGCGTCAACGTCTTGACCAGCTCGCGGATCCGGTCAACGGTGGTCGGCGCGTCTTCTGAGTACTCAGTACTGGGTACGTGGCTGGGCTTCGCGGGCGCCTGCTCCACTGGCTCGGCGGGAGTGAGGGTCTCGCCGGTCAGCATCAACTTGATGGCGGCGAAGATCCGACCCTTCAGCGTGGGGTTGGCGGCCACGGCGTCGCGGTAGACCTTCGAGGCGCCCTTGGGCCAGACTCCCGTCTCGATCTTGAAGCCGCGGTTGAGATCCGCGCCGCTGAGCGTCTCGGCCGCCTTGACCAGCTCCTCCTGCGTCGGCACGGCACCGGTGATCTTGGCGTTCTCGAACTTCGGCAGCTTGGCCAGCCGCTCGCGCTCGTCCGGGTTCTTGTAGCGCTCTCCGCTGACCTGGGCGTCCATGTACGCCTCGATGTCGCTGAGTGCCTTGGCCTGGGCGGCAGCGCGTGCCACACGCAGCGGAGCGCCCTTCTCGATGGCAGCGTCGAACGCAGCGCGCGAGGCTTTGTAGTCACCGTTGGCCTCGATGGCGGCGGTGTTCAGACGGATGAGGTCCGTCAGCATCTCCTGGGCCACCTCAGCGGCGTCGGCGTGGACGAAGTGGCCGGCCTCCTGATGCTTGGCGATGTCGAGGATGTCCTTGTCCTTGACCATGCGCTCGCGCTCGGCCTTCTGACGTGAGAGGATGTCGATGCGGTCAGGCGTGGTGGAGGTGGCCGCCTTCTTGGCGAGCAGCTCTGCCACCAGGCTGGCGTCTGCCTCGTAGGCCTTCATGACAGCGTCATAGGCGGCGCGCGAGGCCTTGCGCTGCTCCTCGGTGGCGTACTTGTCATCCGCCATCGGGTTCTTGCGTGGCACCGGCTTGGCCATCGTGGCCTTCAGGTTGCTGTCGCCGGTGATCGACGGGGCGCGGGCAGCTTTCGTGCGGTGGCCCAGGGCGTAGGCCGGCAGCTGCTCGCCGGTCTCCTCGTCGTAGTAGCGAGGCATCTGCTGGCGGCGGGCCTCTTCCTTGGCGGCCTCAGCGGCGTTGTCGGTCATGCCCAGGTCGCCGCCGATCAAATCCTGACCGGAGCCGTTGAGCTGAGCCTTCTCGAAGTCCTGCAGCGCCTTGTAGAAGGCGTCCTGCACGTTGGCAGCCTGCCGGCTGATCTCAGCATGGGTCACCTTGCCCTTGATGCCCCCCATCTCCTTCTTGGCCTTGGAGCCCTCGATGCGGATGTCGCGGAGCATGCGCTCCATGTCAACCTCGAACTGCTCACGCTCGTCTCGCAGCTCATCGCTGTCGCGGAACTCCTTCGTGTCGAGCGGCAGCGCTGCGATGTGGTCGGCCTTGGCCAGCGCGGCCTCAGCGATGCTCGCGGCCTTCTTCACGAACTGGTTCTTGTTGACATCCCAGCTGCCCAGCGCCTTGCGCTCCTCGGGCGACAGCTTGGCGGTCGGCACGAACGTGGAGGCGGCGATCATCTCACCGTCGGCGCCCTTCTTCGGGCGGTTCATGCGAACCTTGTTGATGTCGGTCTTGAGGCCCTTGATGTCGTCGCGCGCCAGCATGCCGGCCACCGCGTCGGCGAGCATCTCGCGCTGGCCTTCCTCGGTCAGACCCTCGTGGCGGCCGGTGGCTTTGGCCCAGTGACGGATCATGGACTCAGCCGACAGGCGCAGCGGCTTGCCGTTGGCCATCTCGAAGGTGATGGCGGTGGTCCGGCCGTCCTTGTTGGTCAGGTTCTCCTTGAACTTCTGCAGCAGCTCGTCGGGCACCACGGTGTCGCCCCGGGCTTCGCCCGCACCGCTGGAGAGGACGGTCAGGCCGCCCAGGGCCTTCTTCAGCTCCTCCTCGTTGTCGCTGCGGTAGACCGACAGCTGCTTGAGCTTGCCCTCGAGGTCCTTGACGCGCTCGTGCCGCTCGAACTTCTGCGCCGGCGACTCCTTCTCATCCTGCAGCTTGCGGCGGTGCTCCTCGATCTGCTCCTTCAGGCCGGCCTCGAGGTTGATCTTGGCCGACCGCGGGCTGATACCGTTCTGCTCGAGGTACTCCAGGTAGGAGCGCTCCTCGATGTTGGCGCCCGGGTCCATCCGGCCGATCAGGTCGCGCTTACCCTTGCCCAGGTCGCGCTTGTTGAAGAACGGCTGCATGCGCACCGGGTCGTGGAAGTGGAAGTCCTCCTTGACCTCGCGCTCGTTGATGGAGCGGTCGGAGGCACCCTGCTCCACCACCTGGTCGCTGTCGAGCTGCTCAGCCTCACCCATGCCTTCGTTGGCGTCGTAGACCAGCTCCTCGTTCAGCAGGGGCTTGATCTCAGCATTGTCGGCAGCGTAGTAGTCCAGCACCGTGCGGGTGGCCTCGGGCGAGCCAAAGATGCTCGTGAGCCCCTCCTCGATGGCCTGGGCCTTCTTGGAGCGGCCGTGGGCGGCCAGCTCGACCGTGTGCATGTCCACAGCGCGGGCGATCTGCAGACGCTGCTGCTCCGTGATCTCACCGGCCTTGGGCAGCATGTTGGCGAGGAAGCTCTGCGGGCCGGTCTGCATGTCGATGCGGGCGTTGCTGAATGCACGCACCCGGTCCACCAGACTGCCCGGCTGGCCGCCGGTCTCGGCCGCCATCTGCTCCACGGCCTGCACCATGGCTTCCGGATCGTTGAAGAACTGGAGCGCGTCCGTCAGGCGGAACATGCTCTCCACGTCCTTCGTCGTCAGCTTGCCTGTCTTGCCTGCCAGGCCCAGCATCATCTTGGACATCTGCGGGAAGTGCGGGGCCACCTTGCTCAGGTCGCCGCCGAACGCCTCCGGCTTCACGTGCTGATTCAGCAGCGAGAGCATCCGGTACTCCTCCGGCACGCTCATCGTGTCCAGCTGGTTGAAGACCTTCTCGCCGGCCTTCTGCTGGGCCTCCGCCGCCTCATTGCCGCGCACCCAGTCAGCGAACTGCTGTGCGTTGTCACGGCTGGCCACACGGCCCGCCAGCCAGCGCTGGTCCGCGTCGGTGAACTGGCCGTGCATCTGCGTGATGCGGGACTTCACCTCCGGGTCAACGTTGGGGTCGTTGACCAGGCTTTGGGCGTAGAGCTGGCTGCGCTGCGCCCGCTCCTGATCGTACCGGCTGATGTTGGCCTCGGTCTCCTCCGGGGTGGCGCCCGGCTGGATAGCGGCGTCACCGGCGAGGTCCGACATGGCGTATTCGCCCAGGCTCACACCCATGGCGAAGTCGCGCAGCTCCTTGCCCTGCAGACCCATGGACAGGCCGACGGCGGCACGGTCACGGATGGCGTAGGCGCCCTCGATGCCGCGGCCTGCGGCCTGCACCGGCGCCTCGATGGCGCGCGACAGCTTCTCTGCCATCTCGGGGGCCACCTGGCGCACCGCCTCGATGCCGGCCTCGACAG